CTCGACTACTGTAAGATCGTCTTTCTTACAATTACACCAGCGACAAGCCGCGACCACGTTCATCCAAGTATCAGTCCCACCCTTGCTCTTTGGCACAATGTGATCACGTGACATCTGATGATCTTTGAAACCTTGGCCGCAGTAACCACAAGTGCGCCGGTCGCGGCCGAAGAGTGTCTTGTTGCTCAGAGGCACGTTGCGATCAGATGTGTTGAACTTGTCGGACCGGATCGAGATGATAGAATTTGTCTCGATGATGGACTGGCGTCCATCTTTTTGGTAGCCACCACGGGCCATAAAGCTGTTGTCGCCAAGTTGCCATACCACTTGTCCTTTGGCGTGGTAGGTGATAGCATCGTTGAAGGAAATCCACGAACGAGGGTGTCCTGCTACATCTAGCGCTAAAATTTGCATGATTGTCCTCCTGTGTTATTTAAAGTGGTGCGCCCTAGTCGAATTGAACGACTATCGCCTAGTTCGAAGCCAGGAATATTATCCATTATACGAAAGGCGCGTTGATTGGGCCCGCAAGGTGGAATCGGACCACCGTTTACCCATTAGAAGCGGGTAGTATTTTCCACTATACTATTGCGAGAGTAAAATATATTTCAATATTCCGTAGCCGGGATTCTAACCCAGATTAAAAGTTTAGGAAACTTCTGTGCTATACAGTTGCACTATAGCGAGATTTTGGCGGAGGATGTGAGATTCGAACTCACCGGACTATTTCTAATCCACAGTTTAGCAAACTGCTCTCTTTGCCACATGAGTCATCCTCCGAAAGTTTGGTGGATGAAGCAGGATTCGAACCTGCACTGAACGGCTTCTAAGGCCGTCGCCTCTACCGATTGGGCTAAGAGGGCCAAAATATGGTGATAGTAGTTAACCTCTACACTATCAATGAGCCTGGATACCTTAGGACGTGTAACCCCACTTCAATATCTATATACACGAGCTACTAACTCGAATCTGGCGGAAGAGACAGGAATCGAACCTGCATACCCCTTTCGGAGCGAGAGGTTAGCAACCTCTTGGAATACCGTTATCCGACTCTTCCTTTATTCTTTGGTGCGGGTAGTCGGATTCGAACCGACATGCACAAGGCGGTAGATTTTAAGTCTACTGGGTCTGACCAATTTCCCCATACCCGCATTATTTCTCTAACTTCTATTATACAACATTTTCTTCATGCTGTCAATTACTTTTATTGGATGCAGCGACCGGACTCGAACCGATGACCTCCGAGGGTATGAACCTGGTGAGATGCCACTTCTCTACGCTGCTATAACTTGGTGCCGGATGGGTGAATCAAACACCCTTTAGGTTTCCCTGACGGATTACAAATCCGTTGCAATCTCACTATGCGAATCCGGCAAAATTGGTGGAGAACATTTTAGGTATCCCCTGTGAAGTAGATCACTACTCTCCTATTACATTGCCTGATTAGACTATTGCTTGCCCAAAGGATTAGTTAACTACCTTTGTGGCTCATCCTGGATAATGTAATCTATCCGCTGCTCTCTGGTGGATGATCTGAGAGTCGAACTCAGAATCTGAATATTTTGAGTATTCAAGGTATACCAATTCCCTTCAATCATCCGCGTATAAAAATTCCCAAAGTTTAAGTCTCCGTAAAAGTCGTAAGACGCATTAATTCATTATGCTTGCTACCAGCAATTCCTATATGGTCATTGCCCTGGACGTGAACCAGGTTATTCTTACAAAATTTGGCGCCCCTAAGGGGAATTTAACTCCTCTGCCTCCGGCTTCAAATCCGGCTAACAATAAATGCAATACTAACTAAACCCGCTAACGCAGATCAGATTTCTATGCACTTCCAATCAAGGGCAAAACTTGGCGGAGATGATGGGTAACGATCCCACCTGATAGCTTGCGTGACAGGCAAGTGACCACACCATGCAGTCCCCATCTCCTTAAAAACTTTAGGTTACTACTATTTTTTACTACTCCGATCAAGGAGCGTTTGATCAATAGGTTCACCAAGGTGTAGATAACATAGAGCTGATTAGTGCCTGCTTCTCTCGACCTAAAAATATACCATCTGCAGCATTGCTCCAAACAGTTGTGTGAGTGGTCCGTATGCATGGGGGCTTTTACCCCGCATTTTCTTCTAGGCTTTCGACCCAGACACCGTTGATCACGGTAAGGAACACCTAGGGACCATGATGTTCGGCGCTTACTATTTTGGGTGATCAGCCCAATCAATTTTGGTGGAGAGGATTGGATTTGAACCAATGTGCTTTTTACAGAACGGATTTACAGTCCGTCGCCTTCAACCGCTCGGCCACCTCTCCAATGTGCTATCAATTATCAAGATGTTTTGATTTTGGGCTAATCTCTTGAACCCTTTTAGCAGGGTAACGCTTAACTTGGCCCTCAGTATGGAATCGAACCATCGGCTTGATTTTACTCGGCAGCATTAGGTCCTTAACCATGAGCCGAATCAGTTCTACCACTGAACTACTGGGGATAAACTGGAACACTCGATCCGATTCGCACGGATGGTTTTTCTGCTTTGCAGGCAGGTGCGTTGGGCTTCTCCGCCACGAGTGCATAAATTTGGTGGGTGCAGATGGATTCGAACTAAAACAGGAATCGAACCTGCACAACCTAACCCTATAAGTCAAGCCGTCTCCACTACGTCGGCTGCCGCCTTTGTGTTTTTAAATATAACCACGCAATACTGGCCAAGGAAATTTCCATGTATCACATTGTTATATTGAAGAACACTATAGGAACCTAGCGGTTGTTCACAACCGATCCCCGCCTACTACCGAATGTAGCTTCAGACGATAATGTACTTCAATATAACCCCTTGCACACAATGCTATCACAGCAGGTGGATCCGCAGCCCTCTGCTGCCCCCGAAATTTATTTATGCCATTGGATGGTGCCCTCGGCTGGATTCGAACCTGCACGACCTTCGTTCTAAGCGAAGTACCTCATACCAATTGGGTTACGAGGGCGAAATGGTACTGCGTATGGGTAACGATCCCATCTATCCAGGTTGAAAGCCTGGTGACCTCACCTGAAGTCGAACGCAGTGAAAAAACTTTGGGGTAACGTACGAGAGTTGAACTCGTACTAACAGAATCTGTGGTGCTGCCGCTACACTAACGTCACACTAAAGTTCTCTAAAAATTGTTGGCTCCCCAGAGAGGCTTTGAACCTCCATAACGGCTAGGCCGCATACACTTGATTAACAGTCAAGCCTCTTACCAGTTAGAGTACCGGGGAATAAAATATGGTCTCCGATACTGGATTCAAACCAGTGTTATTCTTCGTCCCAAACGAAGTGCCACATCAGACTAGGCGAATCGGAGAAATTTGGTACCTGGTGTGAGATTCGAACCCACTATCTATCGATTATCGGTCGATTGCATGGCCATATATGCTCCCCAGGCGTATCCATACCCTTCGGCTATTTGACGAGAGCGAATCATTGTCTTTTTACCCGAGAGTTTCGCTGTATTTCAACAGCTCATCAGTGGAATTGGTGAACCCGTTTCTCAGCCGGTTCGGAGTCACGCGGGTACTAGTGACGCTATTCTCGTTAATGCCGAAGCATGTTTTGGTGGTCCCGCGTGGTAACGCACCACTTGCTACTTCCAATCTTTAAGCAAAAGTTTTACAGACTTCCGACTGGGGACAGGACCTAAATTTTCTATTCTAAATAACTCTGTGGGACTCGAACCCAAGATAATGCCCTCCCTTCATCGGCCTGCCTGACAACGGACTAGTATTGGTGTCAGGCTATCGGTGTTCCGACTGTAGCATCTCAAAGTTATTTAGAATAGTCACTATTCTAGAACACACTATCTTCAACCTGCGTTTCTCACAATGCGCGATGCGGATCGTGTCCGCGCCGGCGACAATGTGTTCTAGAATAGTGTGATCTGATCTTTCACAGACCCACACTATGTTAGGGTTGTTACCCTAACCCGGATTTTTAGCTTCAGAAAAGAAGTTCCATCCTCGGAGCCGCCCATTTACGATGTTATAGTGTTCGTTCAGCTCGCGTTGCTGATTCACTTTGTTAGGTTTAGTTAAAATTCGTTCGTTTCATAAAATCCTTCGTTCAAAAAAAAATCCCAGTACCTTTGGGTTACCGGGATTTGAAAATGATCGTTAAATCTATTCAAATACCCGGAACCCCGGTTGTATATTCGTGTGCATTGAGCGTAATCTGCGGCGACACAGTAATCAGCTCAGAGCCGACCATATCAAAACTCGGACGGCATATAGCCAACCATAAGTTCTGTCTGTGTTTCGAGTTAGTTTTCATACGTTTCTATCTAAAATTTCTTTGTTACTATCTATTTATACATCTAAAAATCGGGTTTTCAAAAACCGTTTGAAGGATACACTGGGGTTGCTGGTGCCGGGCGACTATTCCAGTGATTTTGAACTTACGGATACTTAAACCCGGGTTACAGACCTTTATCCTTCAAACAATTTTCATTTCATAAGCTATTATATCACGACTTTCAATAAAAGTAAAATAAACTTTCAATCATATGAAATACGATTTCCATTGGTTATCCTTGCGGATTGCCCAAGCGGCAGCGAGTCGTATTTCATATGACGGCCGCCATGCGGCTCGTCGCGCCTACTTTACTTAAAGTAAGATGCGCCAAATTTAGCTAGTTCATCTTCGATCAGCTCATCCATATCCTCTTCGTCGATACCTTGGGCGTGAGCTGCCGCGATAATTTCAGCAACTTTTTCTTCAATCTGGTCGTCTGTCTACATTTAGTTTCCTTATTTATAACACTTTGGTTGGTAAGAATTTATTATAACACAAACTATAATAAAAGTAAACTAGTACAACTTCTTCTCTAACTTCCACTTGAGTTGGGCAGCTGCCAACTCGACTTTTGTAAGTGAGTGCCAGCCGATGCAATTTCCCGTGGGACTGAGTTTGCACCAGCATGAACCGTTCTTGATTTTTGGTTTCATCAGTGAAGAAATCTTGGTGGGTCTGTAGGATCCGATTCATCATCTTCTGCCAGATCTGAAAGCTTGAATGATTCGGCGTCGATTGTATCACCTGTGTTGGGATCTATCACAAAGACGCTATCACTAACAGCTCCAAAAAGCGCCGCTAGAGAACGAGCTGCGTCCATGGCGACTTCAAAACGATCGGTTCCAGAGTATGGAAGATTGATACTTACATTTAGTTCTTGATCGGTACCTGTACGATCTACTCCATCATCTAGAAAGAAACCTATATTACAGACGTATTCATCTTTGAGTTTCCATAGAGAAATAACAGGGTACCCAGAAATACCAAACGAATTCCAGTTTGGAATTGTATCTACCATATTAGATCTTTACGACCATCGGAATATCTAGAGCGTAATCAAACCCGGCCGGTGTATAGTTGTAATCGGCGCATTCTGCTAGAATAAGACTCCGAACCTCACCATCAAACGACACGAAGACTAGTTTTGGGGGAATTTCCGCTTCAACAAAATGTTTAAAAATTTCATTTTTCATTTTAGTTCCTTTTGATATAAGATGCATTAGCCGACTTTGTTCCCAAAACATATCCAGAGAAATATCGGCGTGATTAATGATACCAGAAAGTTTATTATCAAGCATCAGTTCTAAAACAGCGACACCCGAGCCAGCTGTCGTTGATTGAATCGCGGATAAACCGGCGGTGCCCACATAGTGAGCCGAGAAAGATTTTCTAACATATCTGCCGGTACCGTCGACACCCTTGGCTTCGGCATAAACGACTATCACGTCATCGGTATTGAATGGGAACACCCTTAGAAATTCTGCCTTAATATCTTTAAATATACCGCTATTTCTCGAAACAGCATTGAGAATATAGTTATAGTGAGTTGGATAACGAAGAGTTTTATAGGCAACGTTTGCAACATGTTTTAGTTCTTTAACTAGAGAACCAATACCACCCGAGGTGTATGCTGCTTCATATTGTATACCATCAGCATAAACTGTTTCCAATCCCGTAAGTGGAGCATACGTTTTTTCAATACCATGGGCGCGAACTCGGCAAGGACGAATGAACTCATTGACTAGACCATCAACGGACCATGATAGATTATATAGTTTAGCGCCTGCACCGTTTACGTTGCGGGGAAGTGCTCCAACGCTAATCATTAGATTGGAACACACGCCTGGCATTAGATCGGTACCGATAATATCCTTAACGAGCTTGTGACCCAAATAGTTAATGAAACCTGGCGCGAGACCGCATTTCACTGCGCAAGTTAAACCGCTATCCTTATAGATAGTCTGAACAGTATCGGCGACAACATCATCTTCTGTGAAATCGATATAGTGACAATTAGCGGCGACTGCGGCGCATGCAATAGTTTCATTATAGTTAAATGGGAGTGCGACAATAACATGAGTCGCGCCAACACTGACCAGCTTTTCAGTGATCTGAGCTGTGGTCATAGTATCAAAATCTATTGCGTGTTCAGGAATCAGAGATAGTTTATCCCAAGTCTGAAATCTAGTTATAGCAGCAGCACCATCTTTTTCAAAAAAGAGGTCGTAGATAAATTTTCTGCAAGCAGAACCGATTTGACCAGAACCAAAAATAATAATTTTAGTATTCATATTAGTTTCCAAAATATTATTTATTTATGACATTTTAAAACCATTGAACTTGGATGTAGCAACTGAAGCAAGTCGTTGTGGCATTACAGCTGATACTGCAGGTTTAGATAGAGTTTGAGCAGATGCTTCAAGCGGATAAAACGTCATTTTAGTCTTATCTAAACCGCAGACAAACTTATCAAGCCCACCATATCGATTTTTCAACATCTTAATAATTACTTGGTTCATCGCGTTCAACTCTTCTGTGGCTATAATAGCGAATGCCATATCGAGACTCATGATCAATCCAATAGAATCCGCAGTATCCGTTAGCGATACATCCGAATTATCGAAGCCGCCTCGGTTCAATTGATGACCCGTAAGCACGGGAATATCATTCTCGATAGCCAATGAACGAAGTTCTTCGGCGATAGTTTTAATGAAGGTGTTGGTGTTGGTACTTCCACCCATCTTTATTCTAGCCGATGAGCAGATTCCGAGATAATCGATGATAAGCAAGTCTGGAATAAAATTCTGTTTAGTTTTTAACTCATCAAGCAAACCCCGAAAGTGGCTAGAATGAGCAGCACCAGTAGGATATTCCTTAACATACAACTTACCGTGAGTTTTAGCCGAGATATTTTCGATCTTTGACATATAACTCTCTTTTTTCATACCCTTGATAGAATCAAGTTGTATGTTCATTAGATTTGCGTCCACACGTTCGGAAATACGGATTTCTGACATCTCCATAGTGATATACAGAACGTTCTTACCTATCTTTAACGCATGCGCCGCAGTATTCGTCATAAAGATTGACTTACCACCACCCGACTGGGCGCCGACAGAGGTAAGAGTTTTCTTACCCATACCGCCCTTTGTAATACCATCGAGTTCTAGAATACCGAACGAGATTTTATCTTCCTTCATGGTGTATTGATTGAAACGAGAATCTGCATCGCCAAGATAGTTATGCCCAACGCTAGAGTCGAAGTTAACGGAAATCGCCTCCTGAAGTAGTTTTGGGATAGCATCTTCAGTAAGAATAGATTTCCCGTCGAGAATCATGATGGATTCCATGATCCCTAGATATACAGAGCGTTTTTTGCAGAACTCCTCGGCGGCTGGTAACAACCAATCTATATCAGTCTGGGTGCTCGAAAATGCCGAAACCTTCTCATATGCGGTATCAATCTCGGTGTCGGATAATTCTTTATTAGATTTTAGTTCCAGGTTTAAAATTTCTTTTGTGATAGCCCGATTGTGCTTATTAAAGAAGTCCGAGACTATCGTGAGAATAGTTGCTTCAGCTTTGTCTTGAAAATATTCTGGCTTTAGAAAAGGAATTACGATCCTACTAAATGTTTCATTTATTAGCAGATTTGCTAAAATTGTCCCCTCGATCTTCACTGTCATATTCACCCTGTTTATCCATTATACACCGCACTTAATAAAGATGAAATAATTTATCGAAGAATATCCTTTGGCATCGCCGCCGTACCCTCAGCGGCAAGCCTATCTAGAAAACTCAGCGCATCTTCGGTCGGTCTACCCTTCATCTCGCCCGCGGGTCGCCCTAAATTAGCTATGAGATCCTGAGCAGCGTTGCGTGGATTAGCTTCTTCAAAGGCGCGTGTTTCAGATGCAAGTTTAGAAGCACGAGAGCCTTTAGCTTCGGCGATAAGTTCATTTACTTCTTCGAGCCCAACATCAGTGCCGCCATGATACTGAAGTTCGCCGGAGCCGATTTGCTCGAGTATCATCTCGTGCAATAGATGAGCGATGCTATCCTGGAACTCAAGCAAGTCGTTGGGCTGATCGATAGAAACTATCTGGTAGCCAAAGCTCATGCAAGGTTCATTTGTATTTGGATCTGTATCGACAGACACCTTTCCGTATTTAAATGAAATACCATCAAAGTTGCCCGAGTTAATGGTGATGATACCGTCATTATCTTCATTATAAATTACGGAGACGTCTTGTGTTGTTAGTTTCATGTTATTCTCTCTGTAAATTTGTGATTTAAGCTTGCCGGGTATGCGCTACCCAATTGTCCTGGTATATTGCTAGCGGTGCAAGCATTATCATGATCGTTTGCGTGTGGGCACCGTTTATTGCCACATAACGGACAGAGAATCATCAGAGTCATTGCATACGGTATGTAACCGACCATTACACCCTCATTACACTTATGGCACCAGCATGACGGGGTAGGTGTTAATTTCATTATACGATCCCATTCATTAGGCTACTCTGTATCCGTGATACGCACACGATGGGCAACCAATATTCCTTGGTGGGTTTGAGGTCAGCACCATGCCGTCTAGGTCGTTCAACTCTTCTCTACATACTGAGCAAGCTATCCCATTTTTCTGTGGGTAAGTGTTTAGCCGCGAGTACATATCTTCGCGCTGATGATTGTGTTGTTCTAATGTTTTTAGGTTCATTAGTCGGCCGCCAGTTCAGCGTCAATGCTTTCATCAGTTAACATTGTGCCGCTCGAAACTTTATACTTGTCGCCTACCCATTCTTTGAAGGATGATGATGCCAAGATTGGATTCCAAAATATCGCGTTGTTGGTATCTACTTCTTTGTATTTTGTAATTTCGATTTCGCCAGTATCCATGTTAACTCTAGAATATCGAGCATTCTGTGGCTTGATGACGTGACCCGATTCCAGAGCCATATCAAGTAGACCAGACCATTTATTGATGCCGCCCTCGTGAGTAACCTGAATAAAGATTTTAGTTTTTTCGCGACTATATCTAGACTTTTCTACATTAAGTACAAAGTTAAAGCCGATGAGCTCGGTACCATCTTTTTGCTGTTGACGACCCACGATAAAGATTGTATCAGAGCTAAGATAGATACCTGTACCACCCGAGACGATTGGCTTCGAAAACATTTCCTGAGTCATATATACATGCGCAACCGCTATCATTGGAACATCAAGTTTGTGCAGGTAGGGTGTGATCATACGAAAGATAGACTTCATCTGCTTTGCGCGAGACATATCTTGTACCGATTTACCTTCAATCGCGTCTTCCATTTCCTTTTTGGACGACATATTTCCAGTTGAATCGACTACGAAGATAACATGCTCACCTCGTGTAAGACCCTCTAGCTGTTTCATCACATCGAATTTGAAATCTTCCATATTCATTATTGGGGTATGGAGCACGCGGGTCATATCAATGCCCAACGAGTTGAAGTAAGAAGCTGGGGTGCCGAATTCGCAGTCGTAAAAAATTAAAACAGCATCGGGATACTTGTCAAGATAGGATTTTGCTAACACTAATGAAAATAATGATTTGAAGTGCTTGGATGGACCCGCGAAAAGTGTCAGACCTGGGCAGAAACCGCCCTCCCAGTCACCCGAAAGAGCGATGTTCAGCGCGGGAACAGGCGTCGTAATCATATCTTTCTTTGTAAAATATTTTGACGACGACAGAATTTCTGTATCAGAAATTGTAGAAGTCCGACGAAGACGATCCATTAGCGAATTTGTAGCAGTGAGTGTTTTAGTAGCCATAGTTTCCTTTGTTATTTAATTATATACCGATTTCCGAGAACTAGTAATAAACTAGAAAAATTCAGAAAGATCGTTCTTAAATTCTGTTTTCCACCCCATTGGCGAAATCATTAGCTCAACTGCTGCAAGGAACACCTTTTCGAATTGAAGATCGAAATCGATATACTTGTGCAATCCAAACTCAGTTGGTAATTTTCCGTCAACAGACCAACCAATGATATTCTCGTGCAGAATGTTGGGTTCTTTAAGATAGATGAAACGAATTTTGTTGCCCTCTTTCAGCATCTCGTATTTTTTGGTGAGTTTTAGTTTCTTAAGCAGGTGGTTATGAAGTAGGGCGGCACGAACGTGGATTGGTGTACGTAATCCGTATATCGTGGATTCATTACTATATTCTTTAAGGTTAGATACGCCACGCGGAAATGCAATCTCTTCTACACTATGAATCATGAAATCTGCTTTGATGCCCGCAATATACTTTTGCATTTCTACTTCTGTGCTATCGAAGATAATATCTATACACTCTTTCAAAGCTTTCTGCACAACTTTTGGCGTCGACGACTTAACAATTTCCATCCCCATTATTTTCAATTTTGGTGTGGCGTATGATACTCCCTCCGACGAATAAACACGGAGAAAATATTTCTTCATGGCTAGCTGTACCATGTGCGATGCAGCGACTTCAAGCTTCATGTTGAAGGTATTTTCAATAACGTTTAAACTAGTCGATACACTATTAGTGATATCTTTGATCACAGGCGACATTTTATCGATTGCAAGCTTTTCAATCATCCTGATGTTTTGTTCAACGGTTTGCGTGGGTGCATATCTTTTGATAACCGGGTCAAGGCAAAAATATCCGGAATTGTGAACTGCTATATTATTAGCGAAGAAATTGTGATTGTTTTCTACTTCGATATCATAAACATCTACTTCCTGGATACCAAGATCTTCTATAACGAAATCTGATTCAAATGTTAAGTTCATATTTTATTTTCTGTATTATGTTTTTTGGGTCTTCTAAGAAATCTGATTCCCAAACGATTAAAGTCCTAATTCCGCGCTCTTCTTTTAACGCTGTAATTTTTCTTTTGTCAGCTTCCCACAATTCTAGTGCAGTTTGTGGTCCACCAGACCACGGCTTACGTTTAGTTGGAATATCATTCGGTGCATAAATCTTTGGGTTGGCGTGGTAGTGGTCACCATTATATTCTATACATATATTATACTCAGTATTCACATAGTCAAAAAAATATGGTCTATGATTCAATTTAGACCAAACAACATATTCTCCCGCCTTTGTTGCGTAATATGATTTATCCTTTAGCTGCGGCAATTCTATCTCCAATAACATTATCATATTCTGGCTTGCTTTAGAATAGAATGTATTTGTTCTTGAGATAGTATCTAGGAATTTGAGTGGGCCGATCTCGGGCCCATACTTTCTAACAAAATTATCCATAGTATGGCCCTTCTCAGAGCACACTCTCTTATACTCAGATAGACCACGCGTCTCTCCAAACTTTTCAACAAAATAAGCTAAAGAGACCCCAACTGACTGCTGTTTTACGCAATACGCATCAAATTTAGTAGAACCATCAATGCGCCCATGCTTAGAAATTTGGTTTTCTAGTGTAACTGCGCGAGATCGATTATAAGAACCAAAATCATCTAGAGTCATGTTGTATTTCTCTTGCTTATATTCGAAGGTGTTAGTCAGTGACTGTTTTTTTCGATATATATCCCAACGTTTAATACCATCAATTGAACCATAGAAATGCTTCATTTTCGCTAGAGTCACGGCATTCCCAAATGATAAATGTGTGGTATACCATGCCACTAAATCAACAGGTAAATGGTTGGATGAAATAAGAAATTCCAAATTCTTAATGATATTCTGTGATTTGAATCGACCTTCGTTTGATGCAGAAAATAGACAAACTAGATTATCAAATCTATCTGGTAGACATATTAAGTTTAGACGTGATATTTGTTTTTTCAAAAAAGAACTTGGGTCATTTAACAGCAATTTAGTTGATTTCATTATGGGGACACCGATTGATTAGTATATTATATTTATACATTTATCAAATCGGGTAATCTCAGCTGGTTTGATTGACAGAATCCTATTATTACGCAAAATCATAACACTATGATCTTCTGTGACTGTGACAGAAACCCCACCAACGGTAATTTTAAACATCCGTTTCTTTACTCGATGCTTCATGACGTGGAGTACATTATTATGTTCTATAGCCTTAGTGCTTAGATTGATAGACGGTGTAATATCAGTTGTTACCGGCTTTACATAACTCTGATTAAAACTATCTTCATACACATAAAAATTCCTATTCTTTGCGTAATATTCAGCTATAGTGATATCTTTACCATTGATTTTTACCATAGTATCACCAGTCACGGAATCTGTGTCGGCATAAAAGAGGGTGCCCGTGCAATCCATCTTCATAACTTCTGTGAAGCGATTATCAAACTTTGCTTCTAATGAACGAAGCAAGAGTTGGCCCGTGAGCGTGATACTCTCGGCGACGTGACTGTTGAAATATCTAAACCCAGCATTTGCCAAGGCGCCGTACAATGAGTTCAATGAAATTTTATAGGCTTGTTCTGTATTCGATAATGCTGCACGAGTTTGGTTCAGTTTGTGGAGTTCGTCTTTATCACCAGATGTTCGCTTGAGATCTTCCATTTTTCTCTGGATATCCAGCATGGCGTTTTTAGCGTCACGGCGTTTCTTCATGTATGTTTTTATAACGATGGGAATAATGCCCGGGATATCTTTTCTGTATAACGAACCGTTGGCGCCCATACAGACATTTTTATCTTTGTTTTCGATATTGCCACTCAAACATTTTTCTACAGTACTATCACACTGGCCGATGTAGGTTTCTGGCGATAGGTTTAGCGCCATCATGACGCTGGGATACAAGCTGGTGAAATCGAAGCTCACTACATTCTTGTACATGCCTGGTATGGGTGTTTTTACATAGGCGCCCTGGATACCGAAGGCTTCACCAGTATGCTTACGCTGGGGTGACACAATATTCCGCGCCAGCAATTCGTTATGGAGAATAGCGTCCCAAGTTTTAACCGGAGAAAAGACGTCGGTGTAGTTAATCTTGGCCTCATAAGCAATCGTTAACGCGAGTTCGATCAAACGTAACTTATCATTAAGTTGGCCAACTAATTCTGCGTCTCGAACGTTATATTCTACATAGGTATGAAACTCATCGCTGAAGAAGGCGTCAAACGATTCGGTTGGGTTTTCGAGTTTGCTCACACCGAGTTCTTCTTGTGCGATAGATCCAAGCGCCCACGATTCGCGAGCCTTAGTGGTGAACTTCTTCATTAGTGCCATCATATCAAGAACAGATATACCCGTGATACTATACTCAAGTTCGTCGCGGCCTTTGTAGTTGCGAAGTTGAAAGTCAACCAATCCCCATGGAGAAAGCTTCTTGGCAAACTCATGACCTAAGACGATTGTGATGCGATTAAGAAGATAAGGCACATCGAAGCCGTCTACGCTCCAACCAGTGACGATATCTGGATAAGCTTGGGACCAAAAAGCCAAGAATAACTTCAGCAGTGCTTTTTCGTCTCTGCATTCCGTATAGGCCGTCACTACATTGTGTTTGCCTGTGGGTACATAGCCTTTGATGCCCCAAGTATAACACCGCTTGGTGTGGATATCTTGGACTGTGATCAGCTGGATAGTTCCCAATGCGTATTTTGGGTCAGGGAAACTTCCATCTGGAGCTGAGCCGACCTCGATATCTACCGAATAAACTTTGATGCGAGAGAAGTCCCACCCGTGAAAGTCATATTGATTTGCATATTGAAGAACTTCATTCTGTTGCCCAAACACTTCTATGCCCGATACCCCGGCATAAGTCTTACACCAATCCCGGGCATCATGCATATTGCCCGGTTGTACTTCCTTAACTTTATCACCATACAGTGAGGCCAGACCAGAAGTAGAGTTTTCGTCTCTAAGATAATAAGTAGGTTGCCATGCATCTTTGCGAAGTGATGAGATCCCATCAACTACTTCACGAACTAGGATAGAGTTGCCGGCGCGGGCTATATTTGTGTAGAATTTCATAACTGTAAATTTTTATTCTGTTCCAGCTAGAATCATGCACAGATCCTTGGCCGCATCTGCGCATGGGCTATGAAGAACTACATTGGACATATTAAAGTCTGGACACTTGGATAAATCAACCTTAGCAGAACCTCGGCCGCCAGATGAATAAAAGCAATCGAGGAATGTGCGCACGTCACGAAAGTTGTAGTACGGCATAAACTGTTCTACATTAGCACTCTTGCACAATGAATCGAGCCATACTTTATCGATGCCGCCGCGGGTGAATACTATACTCTTTTTTGCATCCGGTTTGGAGAAGTAAAAAGTCGACAACGCGGATAGCCCATCTATCATTGATAGATCAGTAGCGCTGGGCATAATGCCGCGACGTGCTTCCTTGGACTGTTTTTGCCACCAGGTCAGCGTATCTTTGTCGATGAGCCGGCCAGCGGCTTTCTGCTCGGCCACATTGAACTTGACGTATATAGAATCCGCCAAAAGCCCGGCATAGGTTAACGGCCGCGTATCATCGTAATATACAAGGCCTGCGGAAACGATGATCGACGAACCGTCTGTGCCAAAAGTTTCAAAATCGAGTCCGAACATTCCGCTCATAAAATCTCACAATTTTCATAATATAATCTATTATAACCTACTTTTCTTAGGCAGGAAATAAACTTAATCCATAATGCTTTTGATCCATGCCGCTGCGATAGCTTCTTTATCAAAAAATCTAACTAAAAATTGACATGGAACACTTTGCTGCGCGGCGAAAATGAGGATATTGTTTTGATTTGTCGTCGAAATACAGAACCTCCAATCACCGGCAATAAGCATCGGGAATTTATCGATGGTTGTTTCGAAATCACTCTTTTGGCTAGACTTCACACCCGTTTTCCTACAGTGTATTTGGCGACCAGAATCCAGTCCTTCTTTTGAGCGAATGGAATAATTTTGATCGTAGATATTGGTACAACTAAATCAGACTTCTCGATGATTTTACATAAACCCCACTGTTCAAGTAAATCTGCAATCGTGGTTCGACGGGCGATATCGTTATAGTCAAGTTGTGTCGGCCGTCCATCTAGAGCAAACAATTCTTTAAAGTTCATAATATAGTAATGCCCGCGGCGATGGAGAATGTGGCAGGTCTGAAACAGGGTTTTTCCGTGTAACGAAGCCACACCTATACGTGTTAGAGTTTCTTTGATTTTTAGAAAGGCGTCTGGGTCTGGTAAAATAACCTCATACATACAACTTTCGGTCCAGTGGTATGGGGCAGATAAATCTTGAGCATTCATAGTAAAGTCTTATTGTTATTGACCTCCTATTTATACTATGTTATCGCCCACCTTTGTACATTCTTGCGGTTAGTTCCTCAATATCACTGGCGGTGAGAACCAAAGAATACTGCTCAGCGACTGCTTTACTACAGTTATATGCATCTGATATAGTCTGAATATTTGTGTCTTTGATGGGTTTTGCCCAAGAAGCAAATCGCTTTTTCTTTGGTAGAATGGCGTGGTGGTAGAAGTCATGCTGCCATTTGCGGGGTGTTTTTGAGACAGCCATTGTGTTCATTTCAACGGATAACATGATAGTATCATAGAAGTTACTAAAACCCCGATTCGTTAAAAATGGGGTATACAATTGCTCGGTTTCAGCATCATAACTATAGTCCCGTTCAGAACTCAATTGTTGAATGATATCGAAAGCCGTTTTGGTCTTATTCATCAACTTCACTTATTATGATAGTGCGTCCTGGGAATTTGTCTGAAGCCATATCAACAAGTTCATCATAATTTTTACTCTGGGCAAGATGCTGCCCAATGATCATGATACGGGCATAATATGTATCAGCGACCTTGTAGATTTCAATATTAACAGGGAATGCATCGAGTATTTCTGTGAGTTGGGCTTGGAGATTAGATATTCGACCACGACCGTGACCATACCAGTAACCAAACAGTAAAGCTGATACTATGTAGACAATATATTCCATTTAATCTTTCACGGGATCAAGCAAGGCCATTTCAATAAGAGCGGCCGATAAAGTAATCTGCTGGTCCACAGCGAATGTAGATTTATATCCATAATCGGACATTAAAAGTATCATTTGCGGAATAGTTTCTGGCTTAAAATATTCAAAACAATTTTCGTAAAAGTCTCGAAATAAAATCATCATCTCGATGTCAGCGTTTTCACCGACCCATCGTCTCATGGCTTTAAAATCTTTATCCTTGACCGCCGCGAGAAGTTCTTTATACGATGCAGAAGAGTCCCCGAGCAGAATACCAGAGTCTATCTTGCCGGTGACCGAATAGCGTTGCAGTTCATTTAAAGTTTTGCGGAAGTCAGGAAAAAATTTGTTGACGATTTGAGCAACAACATGCGCTTCAAATTTGATATCATTTATCTTCAAAATCGCCAAAACGCGCTTGAACATCTTTCCTGCCAGTTTTGGCTTCTCAGACGCCATGGCTGTGAACTCGATAATCAGTGCCCGAGACTGAATTGCGGGAATGATTTTAGCGAGCGAATTGGTGGTAAAGAAGTAGCGAGTTGAGGAAAATGATTCAATCATCCCTTTGAGTGCATTCATCGCATTCGCAGAAAGAGAATCTGCTTCGTCAAATAGTACGATCTTTGTTGCACCAGTCAATGAGACTGAACTACTAAATGATATTACTGATGAACGAATGTTATCAATAGAACTATCTAACCCGCAATTGATTGCCAGTATATCAGACTCTAAATCATGAGCTATTGCGTAACATAAACTGGTTTTTCCAGTCCCAGGCGGGCCCGTCAAGATGAGGTGCTGAATACTATTGGAGGCAATAGCAGCCTGAACCATCTTGATGGTTTCTTCGGGCAAGATGCAGTCTGCTACCGTCTTTGGTCTGTGAGCCTCAGCCCAAACTTTTTCATTGGGGTTCATAATAAATTCCGAAATATAAATTTAACTATTAAATTCAGAAGTACTCTCAAGTGCAACAAAAAATACCGCGTTACCCCCAATGAGCTTAAATCGTGCGATTTTCTTGGAACTGATGCTCACAGCATAGTCGCCAGCAATTAGTTTCAAGTTTTCCGTCTTGAAATTGGCTTTGAAGGTGAGATCGGTATCACCAAGCGGTACTGTGAACGAATTAGAAGTAGCAGATTTCAAATCAGATACGTCAAAGGATAGCAGACCGCCCTCACCGACGAGCGAAATATCCGAACTCCGTAATACACCGGCCGTGCGAAGGATTAACGACAAAGTTTCTTGCGATAGTTTGAAGTCCAAATCAGATGTTGGAAATTTTAGAGGCTTGGTGGGCACGATCAAGATGGATGTATCGGCTGCGTAGTATTTGATTGCGTTGCCGCCTTCCGAGATCATCGCAAGCTTGGGCTTGAAGACTACATCTGGGTCATTGAATAGCGATAGGGCGCCTAGAAATTCGGATAGATCGTAGATGCCAAACTCAGTTTCGAAGACCTCGACGACGGCGATATCTGCTAGAACATTTTTCTGCGGGCTGATGGTTGAAACCACACTGCCGGGTTTTAGAATTATGTTCTGATTTATCGTAGATAAATGTTTCAGAATTGTGATTGTCTCTTTTGAAAATTTCATTTCATTTCTTTCATATTAAAGTAGTAGCAATATTGCCATTTTTAGTTTAAAACACTGATTCCCACGGAGCGTTCATAAAGGCGTTTGGCAAGAACCTTATCAGATTCAACCATAGGGTGACCAATTACATCTGACATAATTTGAATTTCTTCAATCCAATATTGTTGTTCTATATTGGATAAATTTTCAAATTGAATAGGTTTAATATTTGTGTGCATTATATTAGATATTAATTAGTTGCTGATAATCAATTATAACTTATTTTTTAGAATTATATAATAAACTAATATCGGTCCTCGGCAGTAAGAACCGAATTAGCTGACCATTTACCGTCGGAATATATCCACATGTAAGTATATCCGTAAACGGATCGAGCGCTGTCCATTGCAATCGCTATTTTCTCGCCGGGTGGTGGGAATTTCAGATCCGCTCTAGAATCGACTTGGGCCATGTAATAAGTCGGTGCTGCATCAAGCATATCATCCGTCACACAAGATTCTGGCTCTGGTGATTTTGAACGGTAGGAAATTTGTGGCCTGATTCGGCTGAATCTAACAAAAACATGAGGCAACAACCAGCGTGAGCGAGATGATTTTCGCCAGTTTCTGGATCAGTTTGTTCGCCCGACATGTGGGCGAAGACGTGGCGCAACATCGCGTCCATATAACGTGTCTCGGCGCCAGCTACGTGAAGCCAGTTATGATCTTCGTATTTACGACTGCCTATTGTTAGAACTCGGGCGATAGCCAAAACGGCGTGCGGCGGCAGTAAGCCAAGACGCGGCTTGCCAGAATCGAACTTTCGTCCAATTGGCGCAGCCGCGGTTGAACTCGGGTCCGGAAGAACTCGAGTCATATGCTTTACTTAACGTTCATGCGCCATGCGCTGAATTTAACGCCAGCTTTGGTCGTACGCGTGTTTGCATAGATTGTGGCACCGGCTGCACGCAATTGGCTAATTGCGGCAGATGGATTTGACAGACCGAATTTGGTCAACTGAGCAGATGTCAGTTCTTTGCCGGATTGAAGGGTCGCTAGCACACGTGCTTGCATCGATTGTTTAGCTTTAGCCATTCTATAGTTTCCTATGGTACCGAGAATAAAAAATTTTGCCAACTATCGGAGTCGCTGATTATTAATTATACCACGGTTTTTGTGGTACGAAAATAAACTCTAGTCTGTACGTTTGTACAGCCTTTTAATAGTTATGGGAGTTGGACTGTCGGCACGTCGCGCCATTCAACTTCGTGTGTGAAAAATTCGAGCCAGGCCTGTTGAAGTTTCTTTTCTTTCGTCGTCATAACAAAATCTTCGTCGACGTGGCGGGTGGCTATAAACTCAAACCATCGAAGCTCGCCAGAACATTTCCAGACTGGGGTATATGTGAGTCGCGAAGCACCCGAGGGTATAGGTATAACGGAGGTATTTGAGATCATTTCTTTTTCCTAATATCTAACTTTGCGAGTTCTGCCTGATAACGGATTTCCATCTCGGTATCTGGTTCCGCTTGCTCATCTACAATTTCCTCAACTGTACTGAATGGGAACTTGTAAACACCTCGAGAAATTGCGTTATTACTTATTAGCCAGAGAGGTTTGGAAACTTTAAACTGCTTTCCTTCTACCCGGCGTGCTGTAAAATTGGCGTGAATATCCTGGAGATCCTTGTAGGATAGAACACCTTTTGTTACATCAAGGATATTTGGGAAATGTTTTTCAACGAGGTTAACCCAGCGCTGTTTGGCTTTGGAAAGATCTGAATAGCTTAGCATTATACTGGACTCACTGGCACAGGCGCAAACGGGGTGCAGTCATAATTATCAGATACTGTGTCTGATTTAAGCACATATATCTTATCAAACAGGTCACGAAATGCAGCTGCCGTAAATGAATCGAATCGGTTTGTGCAGAGTTCGATTGCGAGTTTGATATCGCCGTAGATCGAATATGCAACCACGATGTGATTCAACCTACGAGTTGAAACCACGTCCTCGATACCGCCGTCGGTATAGGTTCTACGAACCGTATCAGTCCACTTTACTAGGGCTGCAGCAAGATCTTTATCCACGCAGTTATTAGCACCCATCCAGTTAAGAACCATCTTTTGTTCCTCGGTTGGTGATGGAAATTTCTGTTCGAATGTGCAACCGAACCGCTCCAGAAAAGCTGTATTCTGGAGATTAGTGCCGAGATATTTGCCGTCATCGGTACCCATACCCTTGGTGTTGCCGATACCCACGATATTAAAACCTGGGGCGGGCGTGATGTACTCACCCGTAAGAGGGAAGAAGTATGGGCGACCTTCTGCGATACACTGAAGCACTAGCGCAAGACGAGTATCAAGAGCATCAACTTCTTCTAAGACGATCAGGGCGCCTGTGCGCATGGCTACAAGTAGAGGGCCTTCAACAACTTTGATATTTCCATCTTCCAGAGTTTTCGAGCCGATTAACTTTTCTTCGTCCGACTGAACTGAGCAGTTGATACGAAGCATGGGAATTTTGTTCTTGGCGCAGATGTTGATCACCATGGATGATTTGCCATTGCCCGTGGGCCCCGTGATGTAGACTGGGAAGAACTTGCGTGATGCAATAATTTTTTCCGCATTTTTATAGGTGCCGAACGGGACGTAGCCGGGTTCAAGTTTTGGCACTACTGCCACGACTTCTGTTGCTTTTGCAACCGGTTTTTCGGCCAAGGAAATCGTAGTGAAAGTTGCGGTTTGTTCTACAGGGGCTTGAATGGGAAACTTGGCCAGTTTTTTGCCGATGCGAGGGGTTGCAATCGGGGCGCCGTGCCCGGTAAATTTGTAGATGCCGTGGCGAACCTTAACCGACATTGCGATTAGTTCGTTCTGCATTTTTGGGTCGGGAATACCAAGGCGAGCGCATGCATTGCGCACATCCTGGCGATCATAAACGCCCTCGGTTTTAAAGCCCATGGCATTTTCTTGCATAAGCGCGATGACGTTTTCAATGGGAAGATTCATTATGAGCCTCAGTTAGTATGAATTTATTATAACACAACTTGCAATAAAAGTAAAAACTCTATGCAATCTCTGTAATAAAAGTATTAGCCACGAATCTAGAAGCCTTCGTCTTTAGAGAATTACCTGATGCAGCTTTTGCCATCTGGGCTGCAGTCATTGTGCGGGATACCCGGTCGAATACCTCGGAATAGCCAGGGCCTTCTTGGGGAAGGATGAAGAACTGATGATAACCAGGTAGATTGTAACTTGCGTAGCCCTGTTTTTTCAATTGAGATTTAACGACTTTGACTTCCGACTTAAACCTGTCCCAATACTGTTCTTTTTGTTTGTAATATCGCAAAGCCGCAGTAAGAGAGCGGAGCGACTCTGGAGCGATAAAGAAACCGATAATTTTAACATCTGGATGATCATTGCGGATCACTGTGATAAGTTTTTTCTGAAGTTCGTTGCGATTATCTTGATGATTCGAGCCTAGAGATATGGGATAGAACCGATTGGTGATTGTGCTGTTCAAAAAGATTTTAAAAGCATATAGATTTATATCTTCATTATAGTTAGCAACAACCTCCGTATCAGTAGCCCCGCCGTCCGTGAGAATAATCAATGTCGTTTTTTGAACATTGTATTTTGCTTTAAACTCTGTAAGATATGCATTGACGAATAACAGTGCCTCGATGAGTGGCGTTGTGCCCATCTTATATTTCTGCTTGATTTTATCATTTGTCTGCGACTTCAGGATAGCAAGATTATCATATAGAACTACTGAGATGAGATCCATATCGATCCGCTTCATTCCGCTTTTGTAAAACTGGAGCATAGAAATTTTGTCGGAGTTGTACATGAATAATTCATTATCTTTGCGCTTGGCAAAAATGTTCCTGGATACCTCGGTTGCGGCAATACCGTCCGCCATAGTGTATAATTGGGGTCTATCCGAAAAGGCTAGAACTTCAAATTTTATATCAACCGCTGTACAGAACGAGACCAGAGTAATAATCTGTGCCATGACATTCTTGAAATCATAAAGCATCGAACCAGAATAGTCCAATAGCATAATGAAGCCGTGAGAAGTCTCGTTGACTTCTATCTTGTACTGTTTGAATATTTCTGTGGCGATCTTATATTTGTGGATTTTCGACATGTTCAACACGCCGGATTCTCCAACTGCAGTTCTCCGCAATTTTATAGCAGCCTTCTTCATCTCGAAGGTTTGAACCATGTGCGATACAAGTTTAGAATTTATCTCACGGAATTTGCGATAGCCTTCGGACTGCCGTTTTTCCAGTTTACGAAAGTCATCTAGAATTTCAGACACCGGAATTAACTTCACGGATTGCGCCAATTTTGTCTTGATGTTGTAGATTTTGGAGCCAAGCGTGGCTGCCGTATGTCCAAGACTCTCATCGAAATTATCTTGGGTTTCGGAGTCGAGATAGTCGGCAGATTTATCGGCCTGAACTTCATCCTCTTCAGATTCATCTTCCTCTTCAGATTCTTCATCTGATGGCTCGGAAGATTCATTTTCTTCCTCTCCCTCTTCAGATTCATCGTCCTCACCCTCATCCTCTTCCTCTTCTTCTGGGATTTGTTCGTCGTCTTCGTCTTTTGGTGGCGGTAGTGGCTTATCTTTGCGCTTTTCCTCAGGTTTTGGCTTAGGCGCATTAGCTTTAGCGTAATCGTAGATTGCTTGAGCGATCTCAACTGCATCATCTTCAGTTACAACTTCAGTCAAGACGTTTAAGAAGCCTTCTTCGACTGCGTTAAATTTCAAGTTGATCTGACGACCGAGTTTGAAGTGCATGTTGATGCGGTCGATAAGATTCAGTTTCGAAGTATCGCGGCCCGAGAGTTTGAAGAAGTCAGCTGCGTGAAACTCTGTGTAACCAAGATGGAAGTCACGCCGGAGACCGGGAAACTTTTCCTTCATCAGACGCTCAATACGAGCATCCTCGCAAACATTCAGATAATGACGGAATTTTGGGCGAGTTTTATCGAACGCGTTATTGACATATTTTTCAGTCGTAAAGAGAGCATGCCCCGTCTCATGACCAATCAACAAAGTTTCTTGAACATGAGAAATGTTTTCCCATAGTGGGAGTATCAAAGTTCTATCTTTGATACCGAATGAGGGGGTTGCACACCGTTGGCGAACAATTTGGATGTTCTCTGCGGCAAGCAATCTGCCGAGCAGATCAAGAGCAGTGTTTTCTGTATTCATGAGTTTATTATAACACACTCATGAATAAAAGTAAACTAGGTTACATCAGTTACATTGATAGCTGTTGCTCCGTCAGAATCTTTTTCAAACTCGACTACGCAGTTGTTAACGGTTTCATCGAATGCTGGTGATTCATCGAAATCTCCTATTAGTTCATAGGCGGCTTCTCGAAATCGATCATCACTACCAAGAATGACGTGCTGTACGAGAGCATGAATGAGTTCCAGCTTTGAACTCGAAAGCCCATCGAATGTGTAGGTACCCTTAGCACTGAGATATTTGATTTTAGCCATGATTATCAACTTCGTCCGGGATGGAATCTTCCACCAAAGCAGCTTTCATCATCGCCATAGCTTTTTGGAGTGAGGTAGTAATAACATCACTCGATGGCAGGTGAACCAAATAGCCACCCTCGTGTTTTTCAATCGAAACATAAACTGTCATAAACTCTCCTTAAAAATCAATTATAATACATGAACCTGAATACAGAAATAAACTTTACTGAATTTCCATTACTGAGAAGTCGTTCTTTTTGATAACGTGGATCACTTGATCGTACATGTCGGTGGCTGGCGAATTATGGCTAATAACAAAGATATTTCCTCCATCCAATTGGGATAGAATATTTACGAAAGATTCCTTGGCATTTAGATCTAAATGTTGGTCGCCGACCTCGTCTAGAAATAATAAATTAACTGAGGCACTGTTCTTCAGTTCCGTAATCTGACGGAACGCGAACAAGATACTCAAGTCGATTTTTGTTTTCTCGCCCTCTGAGAAGGAGTTGTAACTGAAATCATCGCGCCCGCGGGATAGGATACTCTCATTAAAACCCTCATCCAAAGTAAAATTTATGAAGAAGCCGAATTCGGCTAGGTACTTGTTAATCAGCCGATTGAGAATAGGGGTATACTCGCGGATAATCGCCGACTTGATACCAGTATCCTTCAGGAGCCCAGCAACTACTTCTTGAATGGATTTTTCGGTTAATAGTTCTTTTTTGCGGGCGATGAACCCCAAAGCGACTTCAGCTGCATTCTTGAGCTTGATTTTTTCGTCCTCTAAACCGGATGTATCTTGCTCCAAAACATTTATACTTTCTGTGATAGTAATCGACTCGAGCTTGGATTTTTTTATCTCAAGCTTCGTGTGGTCGTTTTCCATCGTGTGGGATTTGATATCGTCATCGAGAGCAGCGTTGTGAGATGTAACAGATGAATACACATCCTGCTTGAGGCGCAACTTTAGAAGTTTTTCTAAGCCGTTAGCAATTTTCTCAGCCGTCAGTTTCTTTGTAATTTTCTTGTGATCGTCTGTTACGCACTGAAGGCAGGTTGGGCATGATTCGAGGTTGCCTATCGCAATTAAACTTTTTGCTAAACGATCATTTGAATCTTCAAGCAAAAAGATTTCACGAGAATAATCTGGGACGGCTTCGCGCTTTCTATCATTTAGTTCAACTATTTTATCTTTATAATCACTAATTACCCACTCTAGTTTCGCAGTGGTAGCATTGATCGTATCTCGTTGCGATTCTAGCGAAGTTACTTTATCCTGATGGTGCTCTTCCATCAGCTTGATAATTTTGATCTGATTTTGGGTATCGACTTTTGCGGCGTCAAGTTTTGTAGTTACATCAAGCAGCGTGGCTCGGCATTCGAGAATTCGCGCTTTCAGCAGAACATTCATCTCCGAGAAGATGGCGATATCTAGAACGTCTTCGATTACGTCTCGACGCTGGCCAGCGGGTAACTGCATGAACGGGGTAAAGCCCGCGGTGCCTATAAGAACAACCTGGCAAAACGTTTTGTAGTTAATTTTCAGAATAACATTTTCAAGATAAGCTTGGTAATCTCTTGTGGCAGCTTCTTGATCAAGCAATTTACCATCTTGATAGATTTCAAAAATACCTGGTTTCATCCCCCGAATAACTTTGTATTCTATCGACCCAATATTAAACTCGATAGTCGTTAGCATTCCCTTTTGGTTAATAGAGTTAACCAATTGTGGAAGCTTAATGTTTCTATAGGGTTTGCCAAATAGTGCATAACAGACGGAATCAACCCATACGCTTTTGCCACTTCCCGATGAACTTGCTATAAGCGTGTTTTTATACTCGTTAAGTTTGAGGGGGGTTGGCGCGTTGCCGTAGCTCAGAAAATTGCGGATCGAAATCGAAGTGAGATTTATCATTGGGTGTTAATTGCTTCCAAATAGAGCGAAGTAACATATGCTTTGACTGCAGTTTTATCCACTGAGATATTCATCCCATCTATATATTGAGAAATGATTGTGCTCGTATCTTGTAACTCGATTGACGAATCTATTTCACCCCCACTCAAATCTTCTTGCGGTTCTATAATTTGTAGATCGTACGGATCGGCAAGCTTGAGGGAGTTGAGAAAGTTGTCGAAGTCGAGAAGATTCTTTTTTGATTCAACGATTAGCTTAACATATTTACCTGTAACCGACTTTGGGTTTGTATAGCACCCATCTTTATACCTGAGCTTTATGAACATGAAGTCCGGATTTGGAATGTATGTATACTGCAGTGTCTCGGTATCGAGAACCGTGAAGCCCCTCTGATCGCCTGAATCACCCCAATTCAGTTCATACGGGGTACCGACGTAGTTAATGCGATTGCCATCTAGAAACGAACGGGTGTGGTAATGGCCCGACAATACAGACGAATATCGGTCGAACTTTGACACATCGATGCCGCCGTGACCTGGAATGCCTCGTTGCATCATAGCTCCCGCGATCTCCAGATGACCTATGAGAACATCACCAATATTCTTACGATTCAGGAATTCATCTACTTCAGCTTGATTCTCTGTACATATCCACGGGAGCATATCTATTGTAGTGCTGCCGAACTTAACGGGTGTTGGGTGATCGTAGGCGATAACTGTGCCGTCTTGAATATACTCTTGGAGAAGTAGAGAAATGGTATTATAGCGAAGCGATTCACGGAGTGTGATATCATGGTTGCCAACGAGTGTGTGCATAACAAAGTTACGTTGGCGCATCACATCGAAAATACCGGGCTTGATAAGATGATGCGACTTCAGATGGAGCTGTGTTCTGTGATCGAAAAGATCACCAGTCTGAATAATCGTACTTATACCATGCTCTTCCATATACGGAAATAGAAGCTCGTTAAAGAACTTGATTTGGAACTTAGCGAACATTGAACTACCGGAGCGTATCCCAAAGTGGGTATCCCCCACGATCACTACCCGCATCAGGTAAATGCCTCTAGCGCACCTGGTTTCTCGGGTTTCTCGGGCTTTTTGGGCATCATTGCTTCCACCTCAGCGGTACCAAGGCCATATATAAATTCATTAAGATTAATAAGGAACTCACCGGAATCTTCATCCTGTGTGGCGAACGACTCTAAGTCGGCGGAATATACAAGAGCGCGTTTGATTCTAGTTTGCTTGGCCTCAATCTTGATGCGATTGATAAATGCAAAATGGATGGCCTGAGAAAAGTAACTTAGGGGAGAAGTAGAAAGGCCTGTTTCAGCGTTGCGACGATCTGGATCATACGACCGAACGTACTTTAGGCATACCATCACCCCATCACCAATCATTTCGTTAATAAAGCTGTATCCGCGGAAGTTATGCTTCATTGCTATACCCTGGGCGATGCGGAAAAAGCAGGCGCCTAGATAATCATTAACTCCAGGGGTTTCTAGCCCTGCGGCAAGTGCGAGATCGCACTGTTCTTTATAGGCAATTAATGCGGAATGCATTTCGTTTTTCGATAGATAGTGCTTTGGGTTGGAGGAATCAACCGGCGGTTTGAGAGTTTGTTGCATAATATTATTTTAGTGATTATAATTCATTATAACACACAACCCAACATGCGAAAATAAATACCAAAGTTTATTTTAGCTTCTAAGAAAGGATGGTATAATATATTATGTTCCCGGTTGGTAGTTGCTGTTGGTAGGTTGATGCCTGCTTACTACCTTACTGGATATTCTCGCAGCGAGGCCGCTAGGCCTATGATAGCTTAAAGCTAGCTGAGATTATGTTCTCAGTGAAGCCATATCTATAGTTCCACTACAGGTGGTGGTATCCGATGGCCACGATGCTGTTTCTAACCACGCCAGCGGCCGATACTGGCTATCGCGAATCCCAACCCCAGATGGATAGAGAATTGAAGTTGGGCCAACAATCATATTCAGAGAATTTAAAAGATTTCTTGCTTCTTCTATGCTGATTGTAAACTCACGCCCCTGAATCTTTATAGTTATTTTGGATGTAACTTCTATGGGATGGGGTTCTAGATATTCAGATGATTTCATAATGTAAGTTCCTTTGTATTAGTTATATAAATATACTTGTGTCACCCACAGGACTACGAATCCTCGGCGACTCTAGTCAAACCTTATTAGGAGTCTTTATGACCAGCAAACTTATTTATTACGTTTACGCCTATCTTCGTTCAAAAGATAGCAAAACCGCCAAAGCTGGTACACCTTATTATATCGGCAAAGGTATGGGTAGACGAGCTTATAATAAGCATGGTCATATACCTTCACCAAAGGAAAAATCTAATATTGTATTTCTAGAAGTTGGGTTGACTGAGTCAGATTCTTTCATCCTTGAGATTGCTTTTATAGTTTTATACGGTAGAAAGGATCTTAAGACTGGCATTTTACTTAATGCAACTGATGGTGGTGAAGGCGCCAGAGGCGCCATTAGATCTATTGCTACTAGATCAAAAATATCTTATATTCATCTTGGGAAACAAAAAGGCCATCAATCAACAGAACACCGGGCTGCAATATCTGCTGTAAAACTAGGTGTATCAAGAAAACCTTTCTCTGATGTACATCGAGCAGCATTGGGGCGAAATGATCAAGGCCGGCCATGCACAATTGACCAAATTGTCGTATATAAGTCTCGAAAAGATTTGATTAATGCCCTTGGGAGCGGCAGATTCGGCTTAAAACATCCTTCTTTTAGATATCTAACGATTCAGGGAAATTGATTGCTTTGAATTTTTTGCGACGATTTAAAGTGCCAAGCTTTTTCTCGAATGTAGCAACACCAGCGCCCGTAGCATTGGCGGGCGCATCTTCATCGATTGGGTTGAAGCGACATTCCTCTTCATCTATCCGATAAAGTTCATCCAATATTCCATTAAATTCAGGGCAGTCGGCTTCGCAGAGTTCATTGAATCGTGTAATGCACTGTTCGTTTAGTTCAGCTTCAGACCAGTTATTTTCTACAGCTTCACGCATCAAGAGATATGCCGCAACGGCAGAACCGATTTTTGTGGAGCCGCCTGGTATAAGCGAAATCATTCTCTTCAAGTTCCAAACGAGACGATGCAACATGGATGTTGAATTTTTCTCATCCGATGTTACAGCCTTGCGAACAGTCTTACCCGAGCTATCCAGTAAACCAAGTTTGAATGCAGACGTGCTCTCAATTGGAGTGATAAGCAAATATACCACGCGCAACGCGGCTATCGTATCTAATATCGTGGCTGCCATTTATATTTTTCCCAACTGTATAATAGTATTTTCATCAAGTTCGATGTCATATCTATTGATAATTTCAATCGGAAGTCGGTTCAAGTATAACAAAAACGGAAATAACACTGGATAAAGTTCCACTGGCAGTTTAAAGATGATAAGCTCGGTTGCGTTTTTACCAAACACATTGAAGAGCACTATCAGATTATTCAAAACCAACCTGTAAGAAGGTGTTTCCGGAAGCTTATCAATAAGCTTCTTTATCCCCATTATACGACCAAGATCAGAGTTGAATTCCTCTAGCGAAACACACTGCACATTGCTATATGAGTGTAACGCTAGATGAAGGAACTCAGATTCCGAAGTTAGCATCTATTATGCGGCAACTGTTACAGTCAGTGATGCACCACGTGATGTAACCTGAGCGGTCCCGCCATTACCGCAAACAACGCGATAGCGGTTGGATGTTAGGCCAGTCGAATCAGAGATGCTCAGAGTAGCTAACAGGGCACCTAGATATACACCGGCATTTGCGATATTAACATATGCGCCTGTGCCACCGGTTTGTAACTGCCACTGATAGGTTGTGATACCTGTACCAACCACCGTGAAGGATGTAGCTGTGGCTGTAGCAACTGTAGTGTTAACTGGCTGTGTACCGATAACAATTTCAACATCACCAACAACCAAATCGTCACCCTTAACGTCGCCAGATACTGCATCAGTAACTGTAAATGCTGCGAGGCATTCAACTTTGTATGTGAGCGAACCGTCGCTGTTCATCTTTTCAACGACGCGATGCCAACCCGGGGATGTAATACCCTTGATTCGATTAGCAGTTAATTTTGATTCTTCGAGCGACACGAATACGATTTCCGCATCTGGTACCGTTGGCTGAAGCCACTTTGGCATACCGGCTGTGGTATCTTTATTTGTAAATGTAGGCATAATTTGTTTCCTTTGTTGTTATTTATATAATTCAGCTTGCCGTTTTTTGAGGGCGGTATGCATCACATCTTTGAAATGGGCGCGATCTGCGAAGCCCGCAGCCTTAGTACCTCGAACTTTTGCGGATAAAGCGTCTTTATACTCTTTGGTATCTCGTTTAGTTCGATCTATTTTATAAATGCCATCATAGGTACCAGACGGCCGACCAACTGACTTGGGGTCTGCTTTACCGCCTGTGTATGGGTTGCGTGGTGTTTCACGAGCCTTGTATATGGTACCACCCTCAGCTGATTTCGTTGTGGTTGGTGCGTCACCTTTCCAGTCGATCTCAGACGGTTTCTTTTGCCAGTCAAATGTGGATTCACCCATTTCAGCTTCTGTAAGCTGATCATGTCTTGCATGAGCAGCACCGAGATTATATTTAGTTTGACGAGCGGTCAGACCTATAGGCTGAATATGATATCCATCCGGACGAACACCGATAACTTTATGGGGGTGGCCTTTATGAGGACCAACCGTTGGAATAACTGTGTCACCGAGTTTGTGATGGATTTCGACCAGTTCTGATGAACTTGGGTGTTCTTTTTTCCAACCTTCTTCAAGTTGAGCGGTTAAAGTTGCAAGTTGTAAATCAATAGCAGCTTCTGTTGTTTCGTAAAGTTCTTTATAGTCTTTGAATGTTAACATTTTATTGGCCTCGTTGCGTGATTTTTTAGAGGTTTTAACCCACTTACCCATTACACGTTTTGGATGGTATACATCGAGGGCTTCATCCATATCTGCGACACGCCCCTTATTCAAGGTATCAAGATCTTTAATATATTTAGCTCCCCTGGCTTTTTCTTCACCGCCACCATATTTGTCCTTGGCGAGATGAACGAGATCTTCATTAATTCCATGTTTCAACCGATGAGCAGCAATTTTATCTTTATGATAATTTTTCATTGTATATGAAGTAGCACTATTCATTGCACGAGTGTGATGATGAATAGCATTTTTTGCCATTTCTACTTTATCACGACCACTATTTGCAAGTTGTACATCTGTATCAGTGATAGACGCGGCACGCGCGTGGGCATTATAACCCTCATCTATACTATCTACCGAATCATTCAGTTCAATGCTATTGATCACATCTTCATTCCTATTATTCGCAAATACTTGACTTACTGGTATCTTTTTCGGTACCATTTTGCCTTTGTTATTTACGACCATGATGGTTTTACGAATAGCTGAGTCCGATGAGACTGATTTAATCTCTTCGCCATCGATATATTCTTTTAGAGATATCATCGTGTTGTCCTATGGGTTAATCTGTTCTTTTCAATAGTACGAATTCGACTTGTAAGCTTCAGAGCCAATCTACCGATTACTTTTGATCTCGCGACGATAATTCGTTCGATTCTAGATTTCTCTGCAAACCCCATTGATGCAATAGATTTACCACGAGACAATCTTTTCTTCATAAGTTTGATAGCCATCCTTCTAGCTTTACTATTTATCTTGGCATTTGAACTATGCCTACGAAGAGCAATCTTCACAGCACGTAATCGTTTACCCGATGTACGAGCAAATCGCATTCTTGACTTGATACGTTCAGCTCTAGATAGAATTTCGTTGAGTTCTGACTCGTTCATGTCTTCATCTAGACCATCTAACTCTTCACCGGTTTCGTCATCAATCATAACCAATTCGCCTGGTTCATATTCATCAATGACGTCTTCCCAGTCATTAATATCTTTGATCATGTCGTCAAGTTCTTCATCCGACACTTCACCATCTTCTTCTTGAGCAATTGCTTCTATTTTTTCAATGATCGCGGGTAGAACTATATTAGATGTATCAATGCCAACAGACTCAGCCAACTTCAACATTTCTTTGATGATTTCTATTTGTTGGCCAGTCATTGGCCCACACGATTCTACTGAGTTATCAATGATTCTCTGGGCTGATTCATTTATTAGCGGCGTATAATGTAACGACTTGGCTATAATTATAGCCGCCTGTATTGCAATAGTCATTTTAATCCGTTCTACTTATTATAGATATTTATCATTTTAAAAAGGCCATGGCCTCGATGCGTCTTCGCGTCACAAGCCCATTTAACTTCTTACCGCCACCAAAGACCCACTTATTAAGTTCTGTGATAACTCCTGCATTGTCGGCGGCGTTGATTCGTTTTCGTAGCGTAGAAGCGCGAAGCCGACCAAGACCAAGATTGTAAGAAAAGTCAGCAATAGCGCAGAGTTGATCACCTTGCAACGATGGACATAAAGCTAACGCACCTCGCGCAAAGAATAAAGCATCTTCTTCCATCCGACGATCAGCGTACTCTCGTGTCCAAGGTTTACCAGGAAATACATCGGGGCCAGTTGATCCCCATCCGCACGTCCAAACACCCGCGGGGCAGAGATAAGGCATTAGATGTAAGCCTTCGAACCTCTTAATCAGCGTGTGTAATAGACCGAGTTCCATTACTTGCCCAGTTTCTGCATGAAGCGGTTACCGAAGAAGAAGCCTGTGATCGTACCGAATAATGTCATATCAAAGTCGTCCATTATGAAGCCCTGGGACGATAATTTGAAAACCCACAGGCATAATCCCACGGTTGCATATGACGGACGAACGACAGAGTTCCAAGCATCGACCCACTGAATACCAGTCGGTTTATTAGCAAATCGCATTGCCGCAGTGAAGGCCTCTGACTCAGCGACAGCCACGGCGGCATCACTTTGAACCTCGAGTGTCTTAACACCAAGTTCAGCTTGTAATCGGATAATGGCGTGTGTCCGCTCAGAGGATCTATCATCCATCCGCGATTGCAGTTCCATCATCGCAACTTCTTGCGCGTGATCTTGCCGTTTGTTGATGAACGAGGAAATTTCCCCGAATAGCATGCGGAATACTGAGCCGCCTAGAAATGAAAAGAGTGCAGTAAACATATTATTCCTTACTTTTTATTTATGATTTTTGTTTCTTCTAACTGGCGCTTAAATCTTTCAATCAATGCTAAATCTTGTTGTGATTTATTCGGCTTTGTTTCCAGTTCGAACAGCTTATCTTCTAGGAGTTGTCCTCTCAAACTATTTAATTGTAACCGTAATTCTTGAGCCTGATTTTGCTGATATTTATTAAAGTCTGCTGCATGAGCATATCGCGTATCAACAATTAATACGGCGCCAATTAGTGTACCAATTGCTGCAACAGCACTCGCGGCTTTTGTTAATGTGCTGAGCTCTTTCATGGTTTATCCATCTTCTCTTTCAAAGACTGTTTTATCTCAGATAATACTTCCATAATTGGGGACAGAGCATCTTGTAATCTGTCATATCGTACATAATCAGATGACATACGAATCTCGAGAGTTGCCAAATCTTTTCGTAAACTCTGGGTCGCGCCATACAGCTCTCTAGCAAACCAACCAAGAATGGCGCAAATTATACTTAGTGCTGCTATAGCTAATTGAGAATATTCCATTTTATCTTTCTTATTTAATTATATATTTGAAAATCAAAAGGTTTGAATGTGTAATTGACCGAACATAATCTTGACAATCTTTGTGGGACTAATATTGTCTACTGCAATAATTTCATAGACATATCTCGGATATACTAAAAGTTTTGTATCAGAACTCAACATACTCATATTAAATGTACCAGGTTCTTCTGTAACCACGCAGATAGGTGAAACAGGCTCAAGGCCCACACCAGTATATCTTTTGATCGCGCCCACAAGTGTGACTCCAGTTAGATCAATTGGCTGAGGATAGTCTGGTGTAGCATCAAGAAGAGTAAAATTCTTCGTATAGGACGTACCCTGATTGAAATATAAATCTAACTGAAGTGCTTGAAACTGTTCTAACATGGCGTTTTATTCTTTAGCTTATGGGAGGACGTGAAATTCGCCCTTGTGGCCATTAGATTTATAATGTGCCGATGCAGCCTTTTGAGCATCACCGAACGTACCAGTGTTGTGGAAAACCCGGTCGTTATCAATATTAAAATTTAACGGGTGCTTTGAACTAAACATCCAGGTACCATGACCGGTTGGTGCCCGACCGTTGTTGAAATGATAATGTTCTTTGGAAGAGTAAGATGCTTTCGATTCGTCCAACACAGATTCGATAAGCCCTTTGATTTTTGTATAATTCATATTTTTCCTTTTATTTCCTATGCAAACATGCGAACGAATTTCATCCACTCTTCCTTGGATCCGCCCTGCTGTTCTATTCCTGCGCGAGTGTTTAGCCCCCTGACAAGCTGTCGCAAATTTACTGTTTTATCAGCAACTTTTCTGGTTTTTAGAAGTTCTACAACCTCAATTCTGTCTTTATCCGACAGTTCATAATCAACATCAAGTTTAATTTTATTGGCGATCTTCAACATGAACGAATACATTTCTTCGTTCGTAGGGTCAATATTAATAACGTAGGCGCGTGTACGAAGCGCTCCATCTGGGTCGAGCTTGTTAAGCGACAAATTACTAATGAAGATAATCTTACCCGTGAAATCAAAGAACCTAGGTAACGCTTCCCCTTCACCTTCTTCATCATAATCCTCGGGATCAACATAGCCCCGACCACCCTTCATCCATGAGATTTTCCGGCGCTTCGAAGTATCAGCGGCAGCCTTGATCAGATTTCGTCCTTCAACATCTTGTAGAGCAGAATCGGCATCATCAAATAGAAGAATTTCCGTCTTGTGATCAAATAATACGCGATACAACCCGGCGGGCGACGCAGAGCCAGCCACTTTGAAGTAGCCCTCACCATCAGTTTTACCTGCAGCAGCAAGAACATCTTCTACGTTGACGGTTTTTCCGACACCACCTCTACCAGCTAAGAACAAACCATTCGTCGCATTCGCCATAAGCAATTTTACACCAGATTGAAGAGCATCCAAACTTTCCTCATAGGTCATCCGTTCGATATCCGACTCGGTCGCCCCATCTACATCTACTGTTTCTTTACCGCCCGCTGTTACTGTATAGGCTGTTGCATCTTCACCACCTGAGATATAAGCAAGCACTGCCGCGGCATCAATCTTCTTTACATGTTCTTTAGCGATAACATGCTTCAGACCTTCTTTGGTAAACAAGTTGCCGTGATTCCGCTTGATAGCTTCGATAGCCTTGTTCCACCGTGGGCCGTACTTCTTGACACCACCAGCTTTATTTTGGTCAGAAATAGAAATACCTTGTGTCAGTGCAGCCAGAATATTCGATACAGTTTTATGAAGTTCACCTGAAGTATAAGTTGCTTCATAGATTTCAGAGACTCTGGCGAAATCTGTGATTAATGGTCTTTCATAAATAGACACTTCTTCATTCACAAAGATACCCTCGCCATCTCGGTCGAGTTTGCCATTGACAAAATCAACTATGAATGGTAATACCTTGGTCAACGATTGGGCTTCATCGAACTTGACGTGATGACTTGGATATGGTTGCGGGCTCTTGTGGCCATCCCAATAGTCCATAGAAATAAGACCGTTTGCTTTGCCGACATTATTACCGACCCAATTTAGACGAATCGCTTGATTGCCATGAACAAAGAACTTGATACCGACGCCTTTGCCGCCTGATGCGGGGTGGAAGACTTCGGGCACAGGATACGCATAGACCTTACCAATTTTATTTTGGAGATATCGTCTGATTAAAACCACAGCCTTGGGAAAGTCTGCAGACCGAATAGCCTCAGTGATAACTTTGTTGCAAGTACATTCTGTGTTGCCGCACTGATCACATGTGGTACAAACTATATCTTCGCCGATAGTATCTTTACGATTCATCTGAGCCAGCTCTTTAGCCCTAGCCTGCGGTGATTGGATGGTACCGTCAGAATTCTTTTTGAGCTTGGTTTTTTTCCAATCGCCTTCAAATTTCCATGACGTAATCTTATCAGCTTTTTTGTTAATTTCTACCTTAAATTCAGATAGAATTTGTTTTACAGTTTTCATTAGTGATCCATTAATTTGTTAACAAGTTGACGGCGATGCGTATCGCTCGTTGCCCCAAGACTGTGTCAGGGCTCTGATGTGTTCACGTGTGTTGTATGACCATCTGCGTGTAAAGCTGTATCACCAGCGGATAGTGCAATTGCGGCTTTTAGTTTTTTCTCTGTGGCTTCCGCATTATTAACTGGCGCATCACCGACATCTTTTTGCTTTACGATGTCGGCAAAGGTTTTTATTGTATCGGCTTCTGTAATCGGATCAAGTTCATTGAGCAGTGCGCACTTGTGGCTGTGGTGGAATCCCACCTTACCATTTTTGTAACTGATTTCGTAAACAGACCCGTGTTTACCCTTTACTTTACCGTATAGCCTCTTGCCCGACTCGTGGGTCACGCACACGTTATCGTTCTCTTTTAGATCATTGGCAAACTGCTTTTTAGTCGCCTGCATGATACCAGAAAATTTCTTGTTTGCTTTCTTAGCCCAAGTTGTAGCCAAGTTAGGTTCATTATCAGTATGATAGAAGTCTGCATTTTTATCCGCCATGGTCGCCTGTTCACCAGCCTTTTTCTTATAACGACCAAGTAGGTCTGACGAGAGTTCATCTAGATTTTCAACTTCTTCAGACACCTCGTCGGGTACCTTGATGATATTCTCGTCGTACTTGATGCCGACGGATTTCGCCAATTCCAACATACGCAGGATAATTTTCAGACTCTCGCCGCGAATCATCATGGAGTTCTTACGCGCGTTTCTCAGAGCTAGATTAACCATCGTTTCTGGGCTAGAACCGTGGGAATCAACGCCCAAAGTATCGGCAATGACGGCGGCTACCTTGAGTTTATCAGTTTGAGTTTGTTTTAGGTTATCTGGCATGGCTTCTTTCAGGTAGATATGGTTATCTAGTTCGTCAATTCGGGTTAAACTATTTATCAAAGTAGAAGTGTCGTTCTCTGAGTATGCCTTAAGTGCTTTTAGAATAGCTATTGAGTCAATAATTTGTCCGGAATTATACTTGGTGATGGTTGATTCAAAGCAAACCGAAGCAATTGGATCGGCAATGCTTGTGATAAGACCTTTGAAGTAGTTTACTGTGTCCTTCGGTGCGTGCTCAGGTAGTGATGATACCTCGGTAATAAACTTCTTCACCAGATTTCCCGTGGCATCGGAACACGTTAGATAATTAGTACCCCGATCAAGAATTTGATATTTGCCGTCGTCATCTTCCACCATCGCCCCAAGACGGAAGATATCTCCGCGGATAAACTTCTCGCGGATGGGGAGAGCTTTTTGTGATGTGAAATCTTTGAAGGTTATTGTCATAATCTAAGGTCTATAATCTATTCTAAATGCTAATCCTGTGATACCACTTCTTGATTTTCCACGGATATCAAGCTTAACTTTATTCAACACACTATGGACGAATCCTATATCAATTTCATGAAACCCACTTGGGCTAATGATACTATCAGCGACAGCACCTTTATATGTTTTTAGGGTTTCTTCTCCTGTCATTGCCTCAAATATTAGAGCGGCAAAAAAATCTAAATCATCGTCTATATACTTTAACAAAGCCCCCATTAGAAATTCTTTATTATTAACCAACCACACTTCATATGATCTGTCTGTTATAATTTTCCCACCATTCAAGAATTCATTAATAATTTTTGGCGATGCTTCTTTCATGATTCTCGTTTTATTAGTCTCAGAAAGCAGTCGAGTTGGCATAGTTTTCAACTCCTTGATGATAGATTCAAGAACTCTACCTTTTGCCCGCCCCAAATGTATCGCCGCAGCAGAAAATAACTCGGCAGTAGAACTACCCTGGCCAGAGGCTAATTGGACTGCACCATCCATCTTAACAGATGCATAATATATAGTAGTTCCGATTTTAATAACGATATCTGTCTTCGGCTCTGGTTTAGCGCTGATCGGCCGCCCTACCGGATTTTTCGGGTCATCAGAGTGCCAAACTTCAATCATCTTATTACCTGCAAAAGTGTGAAGATGTTTGGCACATCTCTCACCCTGAACTACAATATTTTGACTATATTTTCTTTTCATTGATTCGGACGTTGGAGATAATAAATCAACTATCTTCCATTCCAGATCAACTCCTTCGGATGCGGCCATATTACTTGACCCTCGCTTTGATCAGATTCATTATCTGCTTCACATCGCCATCACTCAACTTCACCGACATCGCGCCCCTCATATTCTCAAAGTCGCCTTCTTTGGCCCATCGTCTTATGTCCGAAGCGTGAACGCCATCTGCATCTCCGCTTCGGGTATTCGTTATATCGTGCCGACTAATAACTTTGATTGATGTAAAGTGATATTCTTTTTCATTATACTTATTGAGTAGTGTGGCAACTTCCATAACTCGATCGTCGCCGATAACGACTAGCAGTTCTGTGTAACCCTCTTGCGCAAGCAATTTAGCAACACCAATCATGTGAGCCGCTCGTGGCGGCGGTCGTTGAAACAGACCGGCGTGATTCGGATACATCTTGTTTAGATATTTAAGTTTCTCATCTACTGTGAGGGGGTTCTTCTTGTTATCAACGGTTGTCGATACGAAAATGATCGGGCGCCCTCGAGCAACGGCCGCAGCCTTCAGGGTGGCATCGATGAGATGCATGTGTTCTTTGTGGGGCGGTTGGAATCTGCCAAGAGGAACGATGACGGCTAGATTAGGCTTTGCTGATGTGGCTTCGGTTACGGAAACTTTACGATTGGCTGATGCGGCAAAGTTCTGTGCGGAGAATTCAGAGCGCTTTACGAATTTTGTAGTGCCGTGCACGTTATAAGATACGTAGCCTTCTACGTTGGCCTGCTTCAGATCACCAAATTCATTTTTAAAGAATCTCCGAATAGGTTGCAGAGCATTCAGCTCATCAATTACTCGATCCTTTAGTTTTTCAATAGCAGTGTGAACCTCAATCACGTTCTCAAGGGCTTTGCTATTTTTAGTTAAAATATCTAAAATGTGATCAAGAACTTTCTGCTTGGCGTCCTTGCTTTTTGGCGTCTTGACTTTATCAATTTCTTTACCGAACTTAGCCTTAACAGAAGCTACGAAGCCATCGAAAGATGTAGTTGTGTTATTCTTGACGGTGAAATTCTTGTAGATCATGAACAGCGGTTCGATTTCTGCACTTGACATAACCGCCAAACCGGGACGTGACACAGTATTGAGGTCCTGGCGCAGTGCGTTGATATCAGCTTGGATGTGACCATAGCTAGAAAGCACCGGCGCCGTCACGGGCATCGCGAAAACGTTTTTCGAGTGTTTAGTATCAGAAGATGAAATCTGGACACGTTTACCTTCTTGCGTGTACTTGGTGTGGACCGCGAAGCCGACTCTTGAGGTACCAATCTGGCGCCCCAAGTCTGAGTCGACGGGGATGGCATTGGCTACGGTGTTCGGCTGAAAGATGTAATGGGGAATATCGTCGATATCGCGGGTCTCGACATCAGACCGAGCAAACATCATATCCCCCTGAAGGATCGCAGTCGAATTGTAGATACTCGGGAAATACTTTAGAGCGAGTTTAAGTTTGGAAACTAGACCCGGCGCATGGCCGTGATTATGCTCGATATCAGCATTCGTGAAGTTGTACTTTGGATTTACGTTGAAAATAGATTTGGTCGCAACAAAGAACTTACCGTCAATTTTGCCGAAGAAGACGCTTGGGCTACCATCGATCTTAGTATCTGATGCGGTCGTCGGTATACCCTTGACTAGCTCGATGAGGGATACTAGAATCTTTGGGATACCCTTGGCGCCGTGGGTAATCAATAAGTCTTCGAGATGAACGTAATGGGACTTATCACCCTCGGATGAGACCATCTCGTCAAGAAATTGTTTGAAACCGATCATTATATTACCGAAGTTTTAACTGGTGAAGATACCCCAGAATCAAATTTAGCCCGTTCAGATGCTACTCGTGTAATGACCCCGGTTTTCGGATGATGATGATCCCACCGAATCCCGCCGTTACCGGCTTTCTTCATGTGAATATTTGCGTGATCTTTTAGAATATGATCAAAGTGGGTAGATGGTGAATGGACTTGAGTTTTGTGATCTGCATTCTGACCGGATGCATGAGCCCTAATATGGGGGATTTGATTGGGTGTAGCGTGTAGAAGATGCCGTAAGTGATGAGCTCTATCTTTGCTGGTCATTTTCTGATAAGCACCGTGCCAGTCATCTCTGATATTTTTCAAGGCCGTTCGGCCGTGTTCTGATGCAACTACATTGGCCGTCTCATCTGTCTTCAGATGCGCCTTAGCTTGTGTATCATTCATACCAGCCATTTCAGTACGTTGATTAACTATTTTCTGTCTGGCGCCTTTTATGTGATGAGTAGTATCGACGCCCAGACGTTTGTCAACGGCCTTATGACCCTCATTATGAACGCCAGGTTGCGCCCCATGTTTTTGAGTACTTTTTAATGAAATGCCATGATGTGTTCCATCGTGGTGTTGTACCATAACATCAGATGCATCTTCATGTTGACTAAGATTATGTTTACCGTCAGTAAATTTCTTAATATCTCCAGCCTTTGAAACAATACCAACCTTCTTAAAGCTTGAAACTCCGAGATGTTTCTTAATATGTTCAGTCGCGTGCTGTGCCTTTTTGTGTTCATCTTTGTATTTTTCACTAGTTGAACCACCGACTTGGTACATTAATTTATCGTGATGATCTTTATGATAATCATCAATAAACTTACCCCCATTTAGATGTTTAGCAACCAAAACTTCATGAATTTTCCCATTTAAGTCTGATGTACTTAGATTTTTTGCTGTAGTTTTGGCTTCTTCGAGCCACTCAAGCCAATTTTTGAAACCAATCATTTTATATCCCCATCAATATGTTTAGATTATTTATCACTTAATCTAATACTTTAACTCCAACTGCTTGATTGTATACTTAAAATCTTCTTTTATGTAAATGGCCAGCCGCTCTTCCATGTGGCGTAGTGTTACGTTCTTTTTCGCCTTGGCGCTACTTCGAAAATCATCTGCAATGTCAAAAATCTTGGCCCGGTTTTGCCTTCCTTCAACCGCAATGTGCGTCCAATGCCCTGGCGCACCCGGATAGCACTCTTTGTAGGGCAAGCAAAGATCAAATTCTCAAGGCTTGGAATGTTAATCCCTGTGCTCATCAGCGACTCCGTGGCAACTATAATCGCATTCTCATCGGTCTCCAGAATTAAGCGAATCCGATCTCGTTCCTCGATCTTGACACCGCCATGGATAAAGTATATCGGCCGACCATCCGCTGCCTTCTCAGAAATCATCTCATACAGAATCTTGCCGTGCTGTTCAACATAACGATATAAAATTAGAGTATTACCCTTAGTCGCCAGCGCTAGGTTGGTAATGAACTTATTGCGTGCAGTATTGGCGATGATCTGCTGAAGTTCTTCCCGATAATCCATACCCTTTAGCGCCTTACAGAATACATCGGGATGCTTTAATAGTAACACGCGGATATCTATTGGGACCGCTTGACCAGCTTCTATGAGTTCGGCCGCAGAGATAATCTGATGAACCGGGCCAAGCAAACCTATCAACAGCAACCTATTTACTGTACTCATAATATATTCTCGATTTCTAAATTGTATAAATAATAGTGACGACCACGATTATGTCTTTCTAACTAAGATGACATAGTTCCAGTTGTACCTATTCTGTGCCCAGTGTTAACAAACCCCTCAATGGCAGCACATACAACAGCCGCAGAAAATAAATGGGCTTCATCACAAATTAATACATCGGTTCCAGTTATTAGTTTCTGATAGTTCTCTTTGTCGGACTTCAACATTGATGCTATTGTCTGCCAGGTCGATACGGTTACAGCCTTGCCAAAGACTCGTTCCTTACCAGCATACAGTGAGTGAATGTTTGCGTCGACATCCCATCCATTGGCGCTAGAATAATCTTTAAAATCGTTAGCCATCTGATTTACTAAATTTACAGTAGGAACTATGAGCACAAGCCGTTGATCATTTTCGAGACAATACCGGATGATAGAATAGATAATAAGCGACTTGCCCGACGAGGTGGCAGATTCTAAGATGAGTCGTTTGTTCGATAGCGCTTTGTGAACGGCATCGATTTGGTAGTCGCGAATCTCGATAGGCACACCTCGACCATATAGATTCAAACCAAGCATGAACTCGTGAACATCGCCGCGAGTAATTTTTATAACTGGGCTGAGTTCAGGCGCGATGTTGATCTCGTAGTTACGAGTTTGGGCAAACTTTAGGATAAGTTCGATGAGACCTTTATACACGAGCTTGGTACGAAGATTGTAGAGACGAATTTTTCCGTCCCATTGGCCATTTTTAAATTTAGGTGCGAATTTAGCACCAGGCACATCGAAACAAAAAAATTCCGCCAATTCTTGTTCAGCCGAAGCTTCTTGACATATTACTCTAATATGAGTTTCATTGTGAGGGATAAGATGAATCATAGTAAAGTTCAAAATTATAGATGTATAAATAAGTGGTAATCGCGGTGCGGAAACACCCATTACCTCTAGTCGAATCTGTTTAAGGAGTCTTTATGACCAGTCATCTTATTTATTATACATATGCTTATCTCAGAGCCAAAGATAGCAAAACAGCTAGAGCCGGCACGCCATATTATATTGGTAAAGGTAAGGGAGATCGCGCATTCTCTATGCACGGTAAAAAATCTCCGCCAAATAAATCCAGAATTGTATTCCTAGAAACACATTTAAGTGATATCGGTGCATGTGCGCTCGAGCGCCGATATATAAAATGGTATGGGCGTATAGATATTGGCACTGGAATTCTTCGAAATCTCACAGATGGTGGCGATGGTATTGGTGGATTTAAAGCAACAACAGAACAAAATAAAGCTAGGTCACTTAGGCTAAATGGTATTCCGCAATCAAAAACATACTTAGAAAAGGCTGCTGCTACACGAAAAAGAAATAAAGCAGAAGGCAAATTGCACAAACGCCACTCAAAAGAATCAATAATACGACGGTTGGCTACAACTATAGCAAATAAAGAAGCCGGATATATTCGTAAACCCAGATCAGAAGAATCATGTATAGAACAGGGAATCAGACAAACCGGTTTACTCTGGACAGATGAAATAAAGATGAAGGCTAAAAACACTAGAGACGAAACAAAAGCTGCTGGTGTTATTCATGCATCAACCGGAGTTTCTCAAAGCTCAGAACATATAGCCTCACGGCTAGCAACGAAATCAAAAAATAAAGCTGATGGTATACTTTACAAAAGGCACTCCGCTGAGTCCAATAAAGCTAATGGTGATCGCCAGAGAGGAGTTCCTCAAACTGATGATCGCATTTCCCGAGCTAAAGCTACGAGGGCGGCTAATGAAGCAGCTGGTATATCTAGAAAATCCCCTTCAGTAGAAATGAATAAAGCGAATTCGGATAGACAACTCGGGACAAAAAGAACAGAGGAATCTAAAGCTAAGGGTAGAATTACTAGGGCTAAAAATAAAGCAGATAAAACAGCATAATTATGACCCAGAGCGCCAGCGGATAAAATCCACAGCATTCTTGATGTTGAAGGATCTTGCCCGAATTTCTTGCAAAACTGAATCCAAAAAATACAAGATTATTTTTAGGTATTCCTGACGACCCAGCAAAATCTGCATATCGGGCGACGCGATTATCATATCCGATACATCTGCGCGGAGCGTCTTATAAGCCCACTGATCCCAGTCTTTATCTTTGAGTTCGGCGCTCGTCATTTCGCCTCGGAAGTATCGACCGCGCAATACTTGCAATTGCGCAATTTCCATCTGCAACTTCACGAGTTGCATCTTTATAGTAAGCGCTTCATTCACATAGTTACTGTGGAGGTTGGATGTGCGCAACGCGGCGCCAGAGAGGTCATTTTCCGAAATCACAGCATCAATCGCCCATTTTTCCTGAAGTTCTTTAAGCGTAGCCATAATTATATAATTCCCGAAATTAAAGTTGTATAAATAGAATAGGTGGCACCCAGGAATTACAAGTTCCGTGGATGCCGGTCACCCATAAACTTACTTAAGGCTTATATGAGCAACGAAATTATTTATCCCCAATTCATGCCCTATGTTTATCTGGGTATCAAACCAGATACGGATGAGTTCTACTGGGGCTCTAGATGGGCTAATGCAACAAAACACAAAAGAACACCGGAATGTAATTTTATTCACTTCTACCGAACCTCAGCACCTGAGATAACAGCAATATTTGATAGCTTTGATTGGTTCATCTTCGAAGAATTTGTTGAACCAGATGATGCTTATGACTTTGAACAACTTTGCATATTCGAAGACTGGGACAATCCATTAATTTTGAATAAAGTGTGTCACTATGGGGCAAAAGCTAGATTTCGACCGGATACAAAAAGTCAAAAACTAGCTGAGACTACAATGGCCAAAATTAACCCAGAAACAGGCACATCTATTAAACAAGATGCGCATAAAAAATCCGTTAACACAAAGTCTATAATCAACCCAGAAACGGGTACATCTATTTATTGCGTCACCGGCAAAAAATTTGGTCATACCATGGCAGTAATAAACCCAGAAACTGGTACTTCTATTGCACAGGATTCTGCTAAAAAAGCCGCTACCACAACTTCAGCTATCAACCCAAAAACAGGCAATACATTTGCCAAGGATAGTAATAAACTGGGTGTCGCCACAATGAGATTAGTCAACCCTGAAACTGGTTTTACCTATAAAGAAGAACAGAATATGCGTACAGTTTTAGCTAACAGAAAAGTTGATCCAGTTACTGGTCTGAATAGATTGGAACAGAGAAAACTTTCTAGAGTTCTGTTAGTGTAGCCATAATATAGTTATCGCGTTAAGCGACAGTTAATGTAAAATAAGAGTATGCAAAAGTTACGTTGGCGATAATGGGTTCAGAGTCTGAATTATTTGAACTGAACTGCAGTCCCGATAGTCTCGTAGGAAAACAGTCAACAAAGTGCGCCTGTATAATAGGCAGCTGATCGTTGCCCAAAACATGCAAAATTCCATCTGTGTACCCCTTGGCTAACTCAGATAAACTTGCAGAATTTTTACTATTACGCATCAGTGCGCTGTATTGTTCGTGATTTCTGGGGAAGCCCATTCCAAACATCCAGTCGTATATTGCGCTATAGTTTGACATTTTCTCGTCGACGACAAATGTGCAGGTCAGATCATCATAAGTTAGAGTTTCGCCGGGCACAGGAAAGTCGTGTACAGATGTAGACATCGGCGCAATACCTAGACTGATACCCGGCAATTCAACCGATTGTACCATGAAGGATATTTCTTTAAACTTCGTGAGCGCAAATAGATAATTACCAGTACCGAATAACGGGTTGATATTGATCGGTGATGGGCAGGTTAGAGGCATAATTATTCCTTCAGTTTATCAGCCCACGACGTATCGATAGCCTGAACCGTGTTTTTCAAGACGGCCGCCAATTTGGGCTGCAGCTGCCGTTGTTAGTGTAATCATTTTTTGTGAGCGATCAGTGTTACTTTTTTAATTTTATTAATTTCTTTATCGGACTCATGATCATGATCTCTATCGAATGTCTTTGGATTCCATCGCCCGTCGATATGAGTATCATGATCGGTTTCAGCATCTAATCATCTAATTTATTCCCAAGATTAATTGGCTTCTTGATTTATGGTCCCATCCGTGAACATGGATACCAGGTTCTTTACTCAACTTGTGCCAGAGATTTTTACCACCAGCCGACTGTAGGTCGGACGATTGAAGAATCTTGCCATGCTTCTTTATAAGATGAGCGTAAACCTTATGAAGTGGCAATGTGTTTGATTTATGAGCTTCTACCGTATCCGTTTGTTCAGTCGCGCCAACGTGTGCTGTTTTAATGCTTGCTACAACTTTGCCGTTTTTGACCACATGATATTCTGCAGATTTTGGATTTTTCGCAGCTAGTCGACCGTCAGCGGTCCATTGAGTATGATGGAGTGAGTGTTCGGTATCGATATGTGATAAATGTATCGAGTGAGGGGCTACAGTCTTAAGTGACTTGCCAAGATGTTGAATTAATGGGTAGCGGCCGCCCTTTTTGTCAACATCACCAAGCTCCACTTCGGCTAAATATTCTTTGAATGAGATCATACTGACACCTTTGGTGCAAACTTGAGTTTCGCCGAGAAAAATGCCCTCGCGGCAACTGCTTTTATACGAGTCGCCAAGGGGTGGCTTTTATCTTTAGATATTCTACTTAACCGGCCAACGAAGTGGTGATCTGCCTTTGCTCGGTGTGCCAGTGCATGGGTTTTGTCGGGCATTTCGCGACTTTTTTCGTAGGCCACGTCGTGATGGAACGCGGCCTTATCTAGTTTGTCGATTGGTGTGCCACCTTTATTACCAGGCCCCATGTAGTTACCATGAATTTGGGTAAACTTCTTCGTAGGCGACAGTGGGTTCTCGAGTAGTTCGATTTCGGCGAGGTATTGTTTGAAGGTGATCATTATCTATTTATACGAACGAATATTTCAGTAGGAAGACCTTGTGACCACAGTCCCAGAACTTCCTATAACGTGCGGCAAAATAGATCTCAAAATGCAGACGAAAAAAGAGACCCGAAGGTCTCATCTATTACGCGGTAGCATACCTCGAATCCAACCTTCAGGCTGGGTACCAGGTCTAAACCTAGACGCTGCTATCCCATTATTCCAAGTTTGTGAACCCTTAAGTTTGGCAGAACATCCGGCTGACTGGGCAGACCTATCCCAATCTATACAACCGAGTATCCACGGTGTTCCGGGGTCTGTTTTGAACTTTTTGTTCTTTACTCCATCATTATAGAATAGAGTATCAGTATTGAATGCTACTGCGGACTTTAGGTTTGTTTTGGCAGACACACTTTGGAGTTCAGTTTTTGGTGATGTGATGAGACCGAGCTTTTGAATATCTGGGTAATCTTTATATAAACGACCATAGTATGTACCATCCGGGCGAGAATAAAAGCTACGACCAGTCAATTTTTCTGAGAGAGATTCGTAACGGTCGATTTTATTTTCCTCACGATGTTCTTCCGATAGCCCGATAGTCCAGCCAGCATCAAGATATAGTTGGAGTTCGCTTACAAGAACACATTTGGTTTCTTTGAATCTCCGGAGTTCTATAACTCGATATATGTCTTTTGATCTTCGCATATTTTCACGAGCATCTTCGGTCATAATAAGCCCACTAACACCCTCACCACCATCTGTGAGATTATGAAGCACTCCGGTACTATTATTTACACGACCGTAGTGCTTTATCGTACTCTGCTCAAGTATAAAGGCTGCTGCTTCAGTTAAATTAGTTTCGATGAAGATGATTTTAGATATATCTTTTGGCACAGATATTCTGCCGTGCCTGATATAAGCCCGATTATTACACCCTTTGCCGATGTAATACGGTTCACCAAGTTTGCCTGTCGCACTTTCGTTCGCGCGAATATAGGCATAAACATAATAAATAGTTTTGTTGGTCATAAAGACTCCTAAGAACGGTTGACTAAAGGTAATGGAACTTGACGGTTCGCGATTACCACTTATTTATAACTACTAAATTCAAATCTAAAAAAGAGACCCGAAGGTCTCTTTTGTGTTTTCTACTATCATCTTTTGGTAGATGATAAGCAAATACTACATCAAATTCAAAACGCGAATTTTTCTAAAGTAAATGTTGGTTCCAGATGCCAGTGAGGTAAATGGGTTAGCAACGAAGCCATAACGTGTGCGGAAAGCCAGTTTTGGTTGGAACGTGTTAGGATCAGTAGCACGGTACAGTGTCAGCGGAATGTACGGGCAGTAAAAAGCGCCAGCATCGAAGCGGCTAGAACCTTTGTAACCAACCATCAAGAACTGCTCGGCTGTTTGATTTGCAGCAAACGGATCAACATACACTTTGTAGCGACCATTCAGGACACCAGCGAATGTAGAAGAAGCCTCGTCAACTTTCAGATCAGCACTGATCGCTGGAGCGTAGTCCAGAACACCAGCCATTGCCAAAGCAGAAGCTACGTCGGAAGAGCAAACAATAAAGTTGCCTTTGCCGCGACGTGTTTGTTGATAGATCGCATTGGCTTCACGTTCGATTTGGAACATCAGACCTTTAAACTTCTCAACTGACCACCGACCGTTTGAGTCAATATCCAGATCGAATGCACCTGCAACAGCTGTACCGACTTGGGCACCAACTTGTGCCGATACGTACACTGTACGGATAACTTCACGGTTGATTTCGTTGATAATTTCTTGTGACAGAATGTTTGACAGTTCAGCTTCTGCGTCCAGACCATGAACAGATTTCAAGTCTTGAGCAAGCTCAACACTGTATTCTGCTTTCAGAGCACGGGAAACCGCAACTACTGAAGTCTTTTCGATGCTGAATGCCATCTGATTGAATGTACCACCTGGAGTACCAGTAAGTGAACCCAATGTTTCTGCTTCTGCTGTAGACATACCTGTACCGGTTGTTGAACCAGCAACTTCAGGACCACCTGCGTGAGTACCTTTACCAGCGAAGTCTGTATCAGCTTCGTTGAACAGAGCCTCAGTACCACCTTGTGTCGAATACTTAGATTTCATCGCGAAGATCAAACCTGTAGGCAGAGTCATTGGCTGAACACCGCACATGTCGTAAGCGATCATGGCAGGCATAGCACGGCGAACCAAGCTAATCAGTACTGGGTCGAAACGAGCAACACCACCGGTGTTAGGCAAGTCGCCAGCAGAGTTACCTGGAGCATCTTCAAACAGGGCAGCACGTTCTTCACGGGCTGAGCGTTCTTGGTTTTCGAGTAGGACAGCTGTGTCCATTTTACGTTGATGATCAACGATTTTTGGCATCGAAACTGAGTCCAGAATTGGAGCCCACTTTTTCAGCAAGTCTTGATTTGTAGCCATTTTATTTTCCTTTTGTAATGGATATATTATTTATATAATCTAAAAATTAGATTATTGTGTGGATCGTTCGATTGCAGTTAGGTATCTTGCCATGTCTGGAGATATCTTAGTGCTCTCTTCAAGAGTTTCAACAGGTCCGTCAGTCATGAACTCTTCGACAAGGGTTGTAACTTCAGGCTTAGCGGATGCAGAGAAATAACTCTCTTTGATCACGGCAAGCTTTTTGTCAAAACCTTCTTCTACGTAGCTCAGTTCCTCTGCCAGGGCGCGAAACTTTTCAGCATCAGTTTCTACGAGGCCTTCAACAGCTTCATCGATCATAATCTGACGATTAATTTCTTTGAGTGTCGAAACCAGTTCAACTGTTTTTGCAACCTCTTCATCGAGACGGGCTTCAAGTTCTGCTACTTCGGCTTGGGCAGCTTCTACTAAGTCATATTTTTCATCTGGTACATCAATATAGTGACTTTCGAATACTGTCTTCATGCCGGAAACAAAAGACTCAAGAATTTCTGTCTTAATTCCGCGGTTAATTGCTAGTTCATTTTTTTCCATCCACTGCTCGACCATAAAGTCAAGATATCCATCAACTTTGTCAACTAGACTTTCTTTCAATGCAACCGACTCTTCTAGAGCGGCTGCTTTAAAACCTTCTTGGAGTTCTTCATTTGTGGCCAATAGTGCCGCAACTTTAACTTCCAATTCTTGTTCTACACGCATAGATACAGCTGCTTCAAAGAGCTCTGCCGCGGTAGTCTTAAATTCTTCTGATAGGTCTTGACCTTCAAATAGTTTACCTAGATCCACTTTTAGTTCCTCAGATTCTTTAACATCTTTTGCTTTTTTGTCTTTGATAGCTTTCTTGAAGTCTTCTTCCTTGTCGCCATCTTTGTCGTGATCTACGAAATCTGGTTTATCTTCTTTGCCGTCGCCGTCTGAATCTTCATCATCATCGGTCTCGATTTCAGACTTGCCATCAGACTTATCATCTTCATCTTCGTCTTCGTCTTCGTGTTTTTCTACTACTACTTCGGCGACTTCTTCAAGCGCCAAAGTTTCTTGTGTTTTTAGATCTTCGGCAAGTTGGGCCAGTTCGATCAATTTGTCTTCTACGGTTTTCATACGTGTTCCTTATTGGATATGTTATTTATACAACTTAAATTTCGGGTTCCATCAATATAGTTACTTTTTCGCCGAAATTGCTTTCAGGAAGTCGGTAAACAACGTGAGTTTTTGAGTTTCAGTTAGTTTTGGTTTGAGTAGCTTTTTAGTCTGTTCTACAGCTTGACCCGAGTCTGTAATGAGCCATTCTTGTGATTCATTGATAGCGTCTACAAAGCAATTGATGCCGGACGGATCTACTACTGCATCCACAGCAAAAAGAGCAAAGTCATCTTTTACATAGGTAGTTCCATTAGATTCATAAACCGAGCCGAGCGCGCGAGTAGAAACACCCATTTTGACGCCGCCGGATAACAAACCTTCAAGAATCTGGCCCTGAGGTGTTTTTAGAACACGTGCACGGCCCATCGCCTTGGAACCAACCATCTTCAACTCTGTCACCAAATGACTCGCGAATTCTGGTTTCGGCATCGGCCGATTTTCTGGATGTGATAATTCTGAGATTGCTCGGCCCTTTGATACGTAATCTTCACAATATTTCTTAATGGCGGATTCCATAACCGCCTGTGGATAGATACGATTATTTCTGTTTTTTAATTCAGCTTCTGCGAATATCCCAGTTAGATATGTGTGTTTAATCCCATCGGCACCTGCTTCATTCAGATATTCAATATTTGCTGGTTCCGACCACTCTTTTAACAGTATCATTTAAACTTCCTTTATCAGTGAAACACAGAATTTTCGTTGAACTTGTTCCGAACAAGTTTTTAGGTAATTTACAAAATAGTCAAGTGTTGATCTATTATCTGTGATATATTTATACATTGGCTTCTTTATTTTACAATTATCTGGATTCAAAAGATATTCAATAATTAGTTTTCTATTTGAGCCACCAAGCTGTGTATTCCTTACAGCAAGGGTCAATGTTCTTGCTTGATCTAGTGTTTCACATATTCCAGATATACCAGATAAATTGTTGTCTAAAACATATTGTCTAAATTCGCCCGTACTTCTAAATTCTAATGGATACAGGGATACACCTCTTAATGGGTGTAATATTAACAAACTATTAACTAATTTAGACGTTGGGTCTTTCCATCTAGAGGATTGTTTTACACTCTTATTTGCTGCTATTTCTGGTCTATTTTGTACTATTTTCTGAATATCAGATCTTAATTTCTTAGATTCTGGCGTATTACTAACTTCTTTCATTTTTATGCAATGTTGCTCTTTCCATTCTTTACTACGCCTTACACCAAACATCTGATTTTTCTCGCCGGGCATTGGAATACCAAAGCACCCTGCACTATTTGCATATGAATAATTAAAGAATTCATTAGAACTAACCACATTTAATTCAACTTGAATATCATTTTCAATTTCCAACAAAGCGCCTTTTTCGATATCTATACAATTAAATAACACCCTTTTACTAAACCTGTCCGGGTGTTGTTTTACTTCATTCTTCCAAAAATCTTTCCATCTTTTACTGCTAACTGTACCATAATATTTAGTTAGATCTTTAATAGTACTACCGATATACTTCCACGGCAGGCCTTTATCATTACCGACCCAAGGCAAATATATTATCTCATAAACTATTAAGTTTTTCGGATGACTTTTATCATAAATAATTTCGTTGCTCATATAATCTCCTAAGGTTGAGTAAAGTCACTTGGAACTAGTAATTCCGTGGGTGACACTTCTATTTATACTATATTTATGCTGTAGTAGATGTTATATCGTCATAACTACCAAAAGTTTCTGGGTTAAGTTTAGATTTGTACCCAGATACTTTACGCAGGGTCAGATAAACTTCACCTGTACCTGTAGTGGTTACAACTATATCTTTGTCGTTTTTAATATTATCGGCATAGCCACCATTTCCACCCATATCTAATTCGCCTGCATTCTGTTGCAGATTCAGGATACTTACTCCATCACGAACGACCGTAATTTTATCACTCGCACCTGGAGAAATATTCCATTGGGCGAACGTGATGTTAACGGTTGGAGTACCTTGTACTATCATCGTTGACGACAATAAGTCAGTAGCTAGATTAATAGTCCCACCTGCACCGTAAACCTTGACAACAGCCAAAGTTTCGGTTTGTTTTAATACTGCGATTGGCATTTTTATCCCTTAACTTCTAATTTACCAGATTCGGCGTTTGGCGCTGGTTTTGATTTTGCTTTGAGCTTAGCTAATAGTTTAGCCACTCGAGTCGCCGAGCTCTTTTGCATGAGTTGGCCAATGCCTTCAGTAACAGTCTCAGATTCGTTCTTGTGCGCATCATTCTTGACACGATCCAGATCACGTGTACCATGAACCTCAACCGAATCATTTTCATCAGCCCATTTAGCTAAGTGATCGTGGTTCTTGAAGGATTTTCTCCACGGAGTAGCTTTCATACCACGGATGCCCTGAGCTTCAATAGTATGATTTGATGGGATACTATGCATTTCGACGAGCGCGCCTTTATCGCGCCGGGCGAAAAAAGCGCTAAGACCCTTTAGCCGTTTTTTCAATATTGCCCTTGCTGCTTGGTCTTCAGACTCAGCTACGTGTACCGCGTGTTTCGCGATGTGTTTCTTGTGAACGGCAATCAGAGTTTTGTTTCCCGCTGCTGCGCCGTGGAACATATTTGGGTTAGCGGCCAGTGCAGTCTCAGCTTGCTTGATAATTTTGGTTGATGTAGCGACATTCACGAATGTGTGAGGACCGCCTTCGTCAATCTCTTCGGATTCTTTGACCGACCTAGCCTTCTTAGCTGCAATCGCAGCGTGTTCAGCAGCTATCCTTGCTTTCGCAGCAGCCAATAACTTGTCGCCTCTTCTTCTCGCATGAATCAACGAATTTTTCCGTAACACCTTATCGGGGGCATGATCGGACGCGCCCATTATTTCGTCAAGTTCTTCGGATTCATTCTTATCCCACCGGCCTGATCTCACGTGCTTCCTAAGAGCTTCTGCTTCATCCTCAGCTTTCTTTTCTCGGGCATTCTCACGAGCTTGTGCTTGCTTATTACGAATAGCATCACCTTTTGCCATGTGGTTGTCAAATTTATTATCACGTTGTGTAGCGTCTAGTGCTTCTTTAACGAGCCGTTTGACGGCAGACCCAATACCCATGATTCGTTTGCCCGTAGTTTCCATGGATTTAGCCATAGACATATGGTCCGCGCCGACTGCTCTCTTTATTACTTCTTGATTGCTGTACTTATCTTTCATGTGCCGATTGGTAAAGCGATCGACCTCGTCAGCTTCCGCTCTTTTTGTTGCGGTCGCACCATGGGATAGAGCAGCAGAGTTTGCAGCCTTGTTAACATACGAACCCAGAGTAGATTTAGATAGTTCATCAAGTTCTTCGGATTCTTTTACTGCCCACTGATCTTTAATTTTTGTTGCGGCTCGAGCAACAATTTGTTTTCTCAGAATTCTTCGCGCAACTGGGCCATCAGCAGTATTAGTGGTTACGCCTGTTTTTGGGTCGTATGTTCGTTTAATAGATTCAAGACCCTTGGTTTCATCAAGCTCTTCTGATTCATTCTTTTTGGCTTGGGATGGCAAAGGTTTGCCCAAATATTGAGCCTTAGCATCCGCCAGTGTTCCAGCGTCATCGCAATCGGCGGCTTTTTTGAGAGCTCGCATCTTATCTACATACTTTTGATCGCCCGCTTTATCTAATTTACCAGGGTGTGGTTGGTATTGCGATTCTTCCATTTCTTCGGACTCGTTCTTTGTTTTACGAGCGCCGCGGGCGGCATTACGAGCACGAACTCCAACATTGTGAGCATCGATTGCAGTCCGATGTTCTTTTTCAAGTTCATCCGCTAAATCGGTTAGATGATAATGCGGCTTTTTGCCAACATCCTTAGACTTGTTAATAAAGCCTTCTACGTCGATACGATCTTTTTTGATATCGGCCAGCGAACGAGCTTCAAGAAGCATTGTACAAGATTCAATTTTACGGATGTTTTCAGTTTCAGCGATTGAACCACGAATCAGCCTGTGCTGACCCATGCGCGCGGTACGAATCATTTCTTTGAGCTTAGCGTCAGAAAACTCTGTATAACCAGAGGCAGCATCGACGCCGGCTACTCGTTGAGTTTCCAAAAACGCACCGATTTCATTAAGTGATTGACGGTAGTCCATATTATTCCTTTGTTCTTTTGGGGAGAGCTGCAGTTAGTATTGTTATTATAGTAGTATTGTTATTCTGTTGCAAAACTCTCGCCAAAAGAGTATTTCTCTTTTGTTATTTATATAGTTATTTTACTAACTTGTTAACGGCCTTACTAACACCCATACGACGTTTGTCAGCCATTTTTTCTTGTTCCGCGCCAGCACCCGTACCGTCGCCATATTTTTTAGCTTTAGCAGTCTCAGAGCCTTCAGTGTAACCAGCATCAAAGCCTTTACTCTGAACATCATGTGTTGCCTTCTTTACATATGAACCTAATGTAGACTTGGACAATTCGTCAAGTTCTTCGGACTCGTCCACAGTATCGAACATACTCTGCGAAATTTCCATTCTACGAACTTCGATAGCGTCCTCTATTTTGGACTGCATAATATTTTCGAAAGTCGCTTCCATGTCGCGCGTTTTTCCGGACTGGATAAGATTGATAAGGTTAAGTGTACTCATTTTGATTTTCCTTTAGATTGTTTTAATTTTTGAGCATGTAGCTCGGCGTTCTGGTCCATTTTTTGCGCATGGAGGTCCTGATTCTGTTGCGGTTCTGCCTGGCCATCATCTGGAGCCTGATCTGGTTCTGGTTCGGGTGTCATTTCCTGCTGAATCTTCATCATAGTAATTTGATTAGATATCTCCGTAGGAATTGCGACTTCGCCTTCCTTCTTGATTTCTTTATCCATTACAACGATCTCGTCATCAGCAAGCATTAGAACATTTTTCATTATCCACGCTTTAGAATAGTACTTACCAAGATACGGATCGATCGTCTGCAGCACAGTTATGCGGTTAGACAACAGCTCAGTTTCCTTGAGTTCTGTGAAGTGGTTGTCGCGAATAAAGTCGTAACGAATCTTTGTCCTAATTGTTTCCCATTCGTCAGCACGAATAAGACTCTTAGCGATTAATTGAATACGAAGTAAATCGTGAAATAAACTTGAAAAACGAAGTCTTAAACGAGCAACGAACTTACCAAACTTCAACTCTTCCCGTGTAACTTCTGATGAACGACCAAGACTAAACCCCGTCTCAGGTTTCATACGACCTATTGGCACGTTCAATGATTGATATAGTTTGTTTTGGAAATATGCAACGAAATCGGCCGTGATCAATGATGAAGCACCTTGGAGCGTAGTTATTTCGGTCCCTTTGGAGTTCATCACGAACACACCAGATGTCAATGCAAAGTTATGGTAATCGTGGTGTAGATTATTTCCATCCACAGTCAATGTACCAACATCCATCTTTTCCGAACGATATATAACCGAAACTACTTTATGGTTAGTAGCGGCCGGATTGGCCACCTTCATGGTCCGTGTCGTTGACATTCCATCGAAGTTACGAACCATGAACTCGGATATATTGGTGTATCCATTGCGACGGATCAGCGAGTCGAACTTATTTTTGAGATCCGGATATACAGTGGCAGCTGCAATACGAATTTCGCCGTCCGTTATTTTAGGATATACAATTTTGGATAGATGAACCTTGATTGCATTCAGGTCGTATGAAGCATATTTGGCATTCGCATTCCTATATGTACCGCTCCACTTTTCCTTATATTCCGCCGAAGTCAGTGATAACTTATCGGCATCGCGCAATTCAGCTATCTTGGCATTTCCTTGTTGAGATATGTCTGATGTGAAGCCAGGAGACCATTTCAGCAGATAATCCGCGTGTGACAATGACAATTTATCAGCCTCACGCATTTCCTTAATGGTTTCTCTACCTTTAGTGAATGCTCCAATGATACGTTCATCTACAAGGTTATTCGCCGCTATTTCAAGTTTTCTGGCTTGACCAGCTTCTGTCTCAAAAAACGCCTTACCTGATGCTGATAGACGTGCACGGTGTTGAGTTTGATCACCCGACCAGTTCATTCTACCAACACTCGAATGCAGAGCGAAGTGATCCAACTTGGTCATTATCCTCAGATTTGATGGGTCATTGTTATACCGATCGAAGTCGACATGATGCACAACTTCACCGTTGATAACTGGGCGATCCATGTATGACGACACCATCCGATGCGCGAATGTCCATTCATTCGTATCATTCTGCTGCACCGCGGTGTATGTGTTACCATAGTCCTTATGTTGCAGCTGCGTCTTTTTGGTATTGAACGGCATCAATGACGAGCCTGGAATCAGGTGCTCTGCGCGGATCTTGGTACCATCACGAAGGATGAACTTGTGGTCTGGTGTAGCCGTAATGACTTCACCGTTATCAAGCGTGATATCGAGTACTGTAGCGTTCTTGTGGGTAATGCCAGCCCATGTTATCAATCCAGGGACGACAGTGCCTTCTGGTGATACGGAATAAGTCCAGTTTTCTTTGCCAGATTCAAACTCTGCAATTAGAGTTTCGAGTGTAGCTTCACGGCCATCCAATAAAGTTATTGAAGTATCCCTCACGGCAAGACAGCCATCTCTTCTGGGCATCCAGAAGTCTTCGATCATGCTGACGTGCTTTTTAGCATCGGCTATCTCACCAGTCGATGCATTATAAACAAGTTTGTTCTTAAACTTGTTCATCACATCAGTAACATACTGTTCAGCTTTTATCTTAGGTAAATTACCAACGTCGATATAAAATACACGACGATCAGGTGCTCGTGTAATCGTGTAAATCACGATAGCATCTTCAAGCATCTTCAATTGATTAGCCGGTTTGATAGCCTTATTCAAAAAGCCAACAACCAAGCCTGAACTATCTACTACACCTGAGTGAGCCATAACAACTGAATCTGATGTTAGCTTGATACCAGATAACGCGGTCTCTGAAATGCCTTTATCATTGTAGATGTAATATTCATCAATTGAATCAACGACCTCAACACCCTTGCCATTATTTTTCTTTTTGATATTACGAACCTTCTTGATCTTCATTGGATCAACCATTCGTAACTCAGCGATACCCTGTCTCACATCAGAATTTTTGAATAAGATATGAAAGTATATTTTTCCATCAACATACCATTTACGGAAGATATCATGACCTTCAAGATTAAACTCGAGCTTATCAAGAATCTCAATGAATGCTGCTTGAAATTTGTCTTTTAGAGGATCGGAGATTTTGAGATTGTCAAGCTCGAGTTTGACGGGATAATCATCTTGGTCAGATACGATACACTCATTAACGATATCGATAATTGCAGAATCAACTTCAGGATATATTGAGGTTTCTCTATAACGTCTAATCTGTTCATTCTCAGTCTTAGCTACATTATCGATGTCATATGCATAGCCCTGCCACCCACCCGATACAACAGATGTATCGATAACAAGCGATCCGTCATTTTTATTTGGTGGGACAACCGACGGTATTTGCTCACCGCCAGTTTTATCTTTAACCCTAAATCCAAAAATATCTTGCCAACTTGCCATTATATATTACCTATTCAATGTTCTTAAATTCTAGCACTAAAGCTAGAATCATTTCCCTAGATTAAGCCAGTAATTGTAAGCAAACGTCACATTGAATTCTTGAATTTGGTTATTTGCTTCCCATGCCAATTGGATCTCTGATACATTGATTGGATATGCGTCATGAAATCTATATCGTTGCATTGTTTGATCAGAACGATCCAATTGATGAACTTCTAATTGTGCTTGATAAATCGATGGTTGCATTATACCATTTGTTGAATCGGCCTTCGAAATAGCATTTACCCAATTTTCAAATGCCGAACGAACAGTAAATTCGTTGTCATTATAGATTGAGATAGTCCAAGGCTGGAACGTACGCTCGCCCGCGAAGTGAACTTCACGCCCACGATACATCACGGGAATGTCGGCGATATCGGCCGACGGTATTGTTCCGCCCTTCGCCATAAATTGAATTTTTGTCGCCGCGACTTGACCGCCATTAGCAATACCTGGTATTGCGCAAAAAATTCTGAATTGATTTGAACGAGCACCACCGGTGTTCATTTGTGCTTTAAATTGGGAGATGTCTGCTATTTTGGGTTCCTCTTTCTTGTGAAACTGTTAACTATTTATGGTGAAATACGTAATGGCTTTTTAATCTAACGACAGATATAACGCATTTACATATAATACACATACATTTATATTTTGACTCATTGCTGTGTGGCCCTTTTTTGACCCCTAGTAGGGATAATCCATATAATCTTGATGCTTCCATCCTACCCGGTCGTTCTTTTTCTGTCCATGGAAGCGAGTTAGCCTTAGATATTTTCTCTAAAGAACCAGGTTTCCATTTTCGTTTTGCGCCTCTTTGATTTGATGCCCCTAATTTAGCCGCTTTTATACAAATACTGATATTATCGGTTTTATTTAAGAACTTATCAGATTTTACTGCACCAATACGCCTCAATATTTTATGTTCATATTCTCTACACGCGTTTATATCTTCGCCAAATGTTTTTCGTATATCTATTATATCAGGTGTATCATGGTCTTTTATAAATTTAAGAACATGTTTACTTGATGTAAAATATGATACAAGTAATTCTTTTGGTTCACATCCATTCGCATATCTAATACCAATATAGTATTTATTTAATTTTTTCCAACCTATTACATATAGGTAACAATTTCTCATTTTTGTTCTCCAACAAAAAAACCCCACTGAAGTTTTGGAAGAACTGGAGTGAGTTCTTATCGGGCGGCCTCCCTATCCAACACTTAATTTAGTTAGACAGCGCCAGCAATCTCTTCAAACGATACACCAGTTCGCGTTGCGATAAAGTTAAGTTCAATGAAGTTAATGCTTCGTGCGGGTTGAATAAAAATCGATGCAACAAACCTATTAGTATCAATTACCTGTGGCGTGTTGTTACTTGTGTCGCATACTACTTTGAACTCAAACAAACCACGGCGCCCTTTGACATCGCGTAGGAATGGTTCGACCATCGCAACAAATTGCGAACGAGTCTGTATATCATTGATTTCAAATAACTGGAATTTTGCTGCAGTAGCAATAGCCTTTTCAAGCACGATAAACAAACGACGGACATTAATACGATCGAACGCCGATGGCTTTGTTAGACCAGTCTTATCGCCATATAGCACAACACCCTGACCTGGGAATGATACAACTGGATTAATACCATTTTTGTATAGATTATCACGGTCGGTTTTTGTTGGGCTAAAAGCTAATTTAACTACGTTCTTAATAGAACCACGAGTCAGACCTGCGGGTGAGAACCATGGATCATTTGTTTCGTCTGTACGAGCGCACAACCCGGCGATATCACCATTAAGTGGAACCCAACGATATTTATCTGCATAACGATCATACTGATACTTGTAACCAGAATCCACAACGAAGTATGAACTTGATGGAAGTTCATCACGGAAGGCAATGAGTTTTGTAGCAATATCGGATGTATTACCAACTAAGACGGAACCAGAACTTACATCTTCTGGGCTAACGAATGCCAAGCAATCTTTCCGCACTTCCGCGACATTTTGAATTACCCAATTTGCAATGGTTGCATTTGCTTTACCAGTAATTATTAAGGATAGATCAATTGCTTCGTCGTTTGTAAATAAAGCAAAGCCAGCAATTCGTTGTCCTGTGGTTGCTATAAAGTAATCAACACCACCAGCCAGAGCACGAGTTATTGCCGTAGAACCGATTGAAGCAAATACAAACGCATCTGCATCTGTGCCCCAGTTAGTACCTGCAGTAGGATGATCCATATTCCAAACAAAGTTACTCTGTTCTTTTAAAACAGTACGATAATAAGCAGAAGATCCATCTTCTTTTTTACCATCAGAGGCCTTAGATACATATTCAAATTTCTCCAGGACCGTGCCCGCTGCTCCTGACCATTTAGCATCTTTGTCAACAACGACAATATGTAGTTCATCACCTACACCACCACGTGAAGATGTATAGGAAGAAGTGCCTGGAGCGCTTGAAAATTGATCTTTATACGCCCAGGTTGCAAACGAAGCTGTATCAGCCATAGAAACAAGAAGTGAATTACCGATAGAACCTGGATACTTAGCAGCAAACTCACCTACATAAGCTTCGCCATTTTCAAACGAAGCTGAATATTGATCCGAACCATTAATTTTAATACCACCGGTAACTAGAACTGCATCACCAAAAGTTGCCGCAACAATTGTCTGACCAGTAACTGCTACATCGGTTATGGTTATTACTGGATTTATTGTATAGCCAGAGCCAAGGTTTGTAATTACAAGTTCAGTGATAGAACCGCCGACAATTACTACATCAGCCGTAGCTTGAATACCCGACGTATCTGGACTAGCAATAACAACTGTAGCCGAAGCATAGTTAGTACCACCCGTAGAAACAGGAATTGATAAAATGGTAGAAACTAGAATTGTAACTGCATTACGCTGACTAGTAGTATCAGAGCGAACCACAAGCAGATTATTTGAATATGCAAGAAAGTTTGCTGCGGCGAACCAGTTTGATGCATTTAGATCATTTGGTTTACCGAATCGAGTAACAAGAGAATTTTCCGAGTTAATCATCATAACTTCTAGGACGGGGCCCCAGCCAGCTTCGATGACGGCTGCACCAATTGAAGTTGCTACTGCGGGAACTACGTTTGTTAGATCGGTTTCTTTAACCAATACTGAGGGAGATAATTGAATCGCCATGCTATTTTTCCTTTGTTAACTGGGTAAATTGGATATTTACCTTTTATTTATCAAAACTAAATTTCGGGTTAATTAAACACGAACCCATCTATGATTTCTTCAGACCCATCGTTATGAAACCCGATTGGGAGAGCGTCCTGTTCTTCCTGTAATCTACGTTCCACGATAATTCGCTCTTTGACCGAGACATCCGTGAGTTCCTCGAACTTAACGCTGGATGTTAAGTAAGCGAACATAACTAATGCCATCACAAGATCGTCGTTACCTGTATCGGCTTCGAATGACTTACCTTTGGCCACAAAGTTGCTCAGTTCGATCAAGATTTCTGCGTCGTTCAAGACTAGTTTATCCATTTCGACCAGCTGTTTGAGCAAGTTACACCCCAACCGCTTAGTCTTAGTCGTGGTTCGTACACCAGCAACTGAGTTTTGCCCACCCCAAATGACAATCGTACTAGAGTTACTTCCACCCTTGACGTTATCGCCTCTTGTCGAAAAGACAGTTTCCTCATACTCAAGGTCGTAGTACAGTGCATTAGCCACCGATTCCCCGATATCGTTGTTCTCGATATAGCAAAGTGCACTGTTGTACTCCAGCGCCATCTTATGGATGACCATCGGATATAACATACTTGAAATGGTATTATTCCGATATTTGAAAACAACTTTATAAGGCAAGTCTGTGACATCAATAATCAAGAAGGCTGAATAATCTCCACCAGTCCCTCGAGCAGTATCTGCGCACAAAGTATATTTATGGTTTTCAATCGGTCGTTCATAAACACAGGTAGTACTATTCGTCAGCAGTGGGGTAACAAACGGGATCGATTTTAGTTTAGCGGCTGAGATTAACGTGTTAGAAGCGCCTATAAAGTCGCCTTCCATTTCTTGCGCGAATTTTATTGGGCCCAGGTCGATCTTCATATTATCGGCCCAGGCTTGATCACGAGTTGGAATTGAACGCCAATCTGCAAACACAGCTGTGAATTCGTTAATTTTGTTCTCAGCTTCTTTCCACATCTTGTAGAAATGGTTCATTCCTGCGGGCGTGCTAATGATAGCAAGTTTAGAAGTTTTACCAGATGAAATCGTTGGATAAACAGAGGCAAAAAACTCATCTGCTATATTGTTTGAAATGTGGGCGAACTCATCTAGAAATAGTAAGTTGATAGATTCTCCCCGAATAGCCGAGGCAGATGTTGCGGAGGCGAGAATACGACTCCCATTTTCTAGTTCAATAGAAGATTTATTCCAACTACGCACACCATGTTGCAACCATTTTGGTAGATGCTCATAAGCCAATTTTGTTCGAGCTAAGATTTCCCGGGCTAGTTTAGCCTTATTAGCAAGAATGGCACAAGTTTTAGATTCATTGAAGATAATATAATGAACGAAATATGCAGCCATAACTGTAGTTTTACCGAGCTGACGACTGCAGTTTGCTATAACCCGATTGGTATTATGGACGGCAAGAATAATTTCTTTTTGAAACCCATAAAGTTTCATGGGCTGTAACCCAAAGTCGATCGTTACTATTTTGATATACTTCTCGATGAAGTAAATAGGATCATCACGACAGGTTTTCCACTCTTTGATTTGATCAAGCGTCCAATCTACTTGAACACCTAAACTTTTTATGAGTTGATTGCCTAGATAACCTCTATCAAATATAGCCATATTTAACTTGGATCCCAGATACTGCTTATAACTTCTCCAGTATCTAAGTCGCCTATTGCAGTATAATACGCGTGAGGATCTTTAGTATTAATGTCAGCATCAACACGAGTAATACGTGATGCAGGACCTGGGTTACCGTATAGATTAAGTTTCAATGTGAAGTCAAATTGATGTGTTGATAATTGAACATTACGGAAGTCACCTTCATAATCTTGATTTGCCGTAACCGAATTGAGTATGATAGGAATATTCTGGGTAATCTTCATATCTTCTACCGTGTTGATCGACATGATAAATTCGGGCATAAACTTAGGTAGAATTTGTTCAACAACCGACAGAGCATCTTGCGTACCCTTCGTTAGAAGATATAAACTAATATTCAGGTTGTATGGAACGGGTGCGAAGATACCAGCACCATCACAAATTATTTTCGAGTTACGATTCGCTACGCGGGTGGGGTCGTAGGAGTAGCTGGTGATCTCGAACGCCAATCGAGGTAGTGTAACTCTGATTTGAGCATCAAGATCTGGATCCTGACGAAGCCTAACGAGGATATTTTCCTTTGGTGCGTAGGTTATAGGTACATTAAGAATCTGCGCAATTACACTGTTCTCGTCCCGACGAATCACCTTTAGCTTTGAGAAGAGTGCGCCGAAGCCCACAACGGTATTTGCTATAGTCTGATGGTAGAATTCTTGCTCAAACATATTTGTAAAGTTTATTTTGGTTTATAAGAAAGGATGGTATAATATATTACGTACCCGGTCGGTAGTTGCTGTTGGTTGGTTGATGCCTGCTTACTACCTTACTGGATATTCTCGCAGCGAGGCCGCTAGGCCGCTAGGCCTGTGATAGCTAGAATGAGCCAAACGGATTTTGTGGGTTGTTAGCTATAAACTCTTCGGCTCTAGTTGTGAACTTATTATTATCAGCATTACCGTGACCAAGCGATTCATCTGGATCAAGGCGCTGATCTGTATCCTGTGTAAATTTCTGTTCAAAGATATCCACTTCTGGAATACCAGTAGATATTTTCTCAGAGCTGTAACGGAACAATTCTACTGAGAGCTTGTATGTGTAAAACTGGCCGAGTTGATAAAATGGTGATTGATGATCAACGAATTTAATTTCAAAAAGACCTTTATTAAAATTAGCATAGATAAGATCACCTTCTGAAGGTCGGTTAGGTAGTACTGATGTGCCATGTTGGCCAACCGATTTACCCCATGATGACTTACTTATCTGAAAGATCGCGGTCGATTCAATCTGTAATCCAAATTTAGATGCAAAGCTATTCTGCCCCCCAAAACTATCCATGGTTTCAACATAGATATTGATTGGGTATGCATGCTTGAATTCTGATAAGCGATCCTCGCCAAGAATAGTATCTTCTGCAACTAATGCTCGAGGAATATACAGCATCGGCATCGAGTGTATATCTATCGCTTCTGCATGCAATTTTTCCAAGATGAGATTAGAATTTCCATATTTAGATGGAATGAGACGCAATGTTGACATAGGTTACATCATGAAGAAGCCCAACGGAGCTTGGTTGTTTATGATCTCATCCTCGATATCCTTAATCTCTGCATTAGCATCTGCTAGCATGGATTTTCCATCCATCGTAATACCGCCGGGCATCGTAATGTTATCAAATTTGTAATACGCCATCGCCCACTTTTTCTTGAATCGTGCTGTTGTATATTCCTTGAATAGACGGTTATTCCAGAACTTGGTGTTCTCTTCAGGATTCAGAATTGCATAACAATCCAACATCAGCCAAGTACCCACGACAGCCCTAAGATTCCAATTCATATCAATATAGAGCTTGTCAGAGTTACGGTTAAATCTAAACTGTCTCTGAATATTGAGTTGGTTTTCAATCAGTGAGAGATGCTGCATAACCTGACTATAATACACCATGTCGGTCGAAGCTAGATTTCGCATCATGTCAGAAGCTCGGAACTGGTATTCAAAGTCAAAAATATTGGCTTGAGTTGCGCCTGCATTTGATACAGGAAAGATTCGATTTATACCCCAGATTTTGGCGGGAATAGGAATCCAACCGTTTTCGATATCCTCAGCGGTAATTTGATGTTTGTAGAAGAAACGATCAGTGCCGTCGTAATAATATTCTTGGAAGAATTCGAGTGACTCGTATATAGCATCTTCTTGGGATTCTGGGGTAATATCGATCTCAACTAGAGGTGAACCTAATGCTCTAAAACAATAGTCTTTTAGATCCTGGCGGCTGGTTAATGTCATAGTGTTTATCCGGTGTATTAGTTATTTATCAACTCTAATGCGGACAAATTTAAAGATACTACTGTATATCCCTATCGATTATAAATGGCGCGTATTAGATAATAGCGGATATAGAGGCGTGTCGTCCGCACCCAAATTTTCTGGCTATCTCTTCTGATACGGGTATGGCCCTTTTGTTACTCGCCTACCGTATGGTCAGTCGTTGGGTATCAGGCCAGCCCCATGGCTTTTCTAATTGAAGTGGCTGAAATCTTAGTCACACCCTCGTCGAATGTCTCTTGCTCAATCTTGTATCCCACATCACGGCCATAGGTGATGTTGGTCACGTTGGGGACTACTTGAATCAGGTACTGACCTTGGTACAGTGGATCCAGGTCGTGAGCGATGAAAGACTTCACTGCGTCGTCGGCGAACGGGTTACTCTTATTCCATCCATTACAATCACGTATCTGAATGACAACTTGACCTGTCTTTGCAATAGCACGCTCAAATAACGCACGATGTCCTGCATGCCATGGTTGCCAACGACCTAGCATTTGAACAGTTTCTTTCTTCCAGTCGAACACCGGTCTGCGTTGCTCATCAATGATGTGACGACCAATGAACTCAGCCCATTTGGAGCATCAAATTCGGATACACGGAAATCATAGACCTGCGGAGGTACGAAGGCTTTGTTGGTGTCTTCAAACCGACCTTGATCAATGGTGTCCATCCAGACAACCCAATCAGCCCAATCAGCCTTGAAGTTGTTCCGCATCTCAGGAAGAGGAGCTACGAAGTCACAGATCACATAGTCACCTGTAGAACGTAGCGCAAACTCAGCCATACGCAGCGATTGCCTGATGCGGGCGGTTAGGTCGTCCTTGACATGGGTGACTATAAAATGCGCGATGAACATTACAACTTACTCGCCTGCACAAACAGATCATCAAGCTGCTCATCCGACAAAACCAAAGCGGTAGCAAGTGCCAACACCAGGGCTTTGTTGCGCTGCACCGACTGCGAGTACTCCCACTCTATTTTCGCTGCGCTGCGTTGTGGCTCGGGCATGGCTTCCAGCGCTGTTGCTACGTCGCCCAGCATACCCGCTGCGAGCAGTGCCAATCCAAGGGGCAACGGTGCTTATGATTTTTGACCATTCCATATCAAACTCCTTGATAAAACCGACGCTCTTGAATTGTCGGCTGGTTGAAGTATTTTCGCGGATTACCACACATCC